GGTTCTGTTTGAACTTCTGTGTCACCCTCTGCCTTTGTATAAACTTCATCACTGGTATCTGGTTCTGTTTGAACTTCTGTGTCACCCTCTGCCTTTGTATAAACTTCTTCGCTATTATCTTGTTCTGTTTGAACTTCTGTAGATTGGCTTTCTACCATTATTTTAAGCCATGTATTATAACCGCTTTGTGTAGGCGAAAATTCGCCTACGTGTGTGGTATCAGGAATGTCATCTGGAGTTAAACTTGAGCCACCTGTTACTAACCCTTTGCTGTCATATGTTATCTTAGTCTTAGTTGCTCCAGTAATCGGATTGTTTTTAATGACATATCTATTGTCTGCTTGGTTCCAATCAAACTGACCGTTTAGTTGAACCATAGGCACTTCGTATTTATCATAGCTATTAACTACACCTAAATAAATAGGTTTAGATAAGTTGTTATCTTCAAAAATAACTACTACTTTATTTACGCTCTCTATTTGAGATAGTAATTCATCTTGTTTTACTAGACTCCCTGGGAGCATTACTGGTCTTGCTATTGGTAATTTATCATCTGGAACACCTTTATTACCACTAAGTCCATGAATAGAAGGTACTCTAATACGAAGTTCTAATGTAGGGATATCATTTACTTTAATTATTTCAACTACTGTTGCTATATATACTTGTGTCATTTATATCACCTAATTAATTACATGTTCTTTATACGCTTTAGTAAAGCCTCTTAATGTGTTTTTAACTTTACCTCCACTAGAAGTAGTGAAGTTAATTGATTCTCTAACTAGTTTTAAAGTTGTTGTATATCCAGAAAGATTAATATCTTCAGTTATTTTAATTATTCTCCAAAGTTGACTATAAGTATTAGATGAGATAAAGTTTAGTGTGCCATCTTGGTTAAAGACTTTAAGTTCTATTAAGTCCCCAGAGTTTAGTTTAGGATTACCTACTACTGTTAAAGTAGAAGTAGTAATACTTTGAATAATCCTATCTACTTCTTTTAAGATTATTTCTTCTAAGGTTAAGTTATCTGATTTAACATCAGGAGATATTTCCCACCTGAACTTTAGTTGGTCTGGTAAGACTAAAGGGATATTATACTTAGTTAAAGTATCTTCAATTTCTTTAACCTTACTATTGATAAACTTATCTAAGACTTCTTCTTTATCCTCATCTTTAAGAATTGAAAGTTCTGGTAAGTCATTAGGTAGTTTAATGTTTACTCCGTTAAGTAAGAAAGACACATCTATCTCCCCTGTAAAGTCTAAGACTTTGTCTGAGTAAGCATCCCCTACTGAATATCTCCAAACCTTTCTTTCTACTAATCCTTTCGTAGGAAGTATCCTTAATTGTAAAGTAGTTCCATTATAAGAAAAGATAGATTTAAAGACTGAAGATTTACCTGTGATTACATAATCTGAAGTTGCTGTGTTGATTAAAGGCACTATTTCATTTTTAATAAAGTCTACATCAAAGTCGTTAGCTTTCTTATAGACATCTCCACTTAATTTTAAGTTATCATCAAACTCTAAATACTCTGCGTTATAACCTATGTCCCAACCATTGTTTGCAGCGAAGCTTTTAATAATATCTTTTACTTTAGTCCCTACTGGAAAAAAGACTGCTGGAGATTTCTCTCTTATATATGTAGCCACTGCTCCAATAGAGATAGTAGAGCCACGATTAGTCCACCTATTTTTAACATTTACAATCGTTAATTCATAAGTGTGCGACATATTTGTTTCTTCTTCAGAGTTTCCTCCGAAGCCGTATTTGAATCTTACTTTGTTTTGCTTTGCTCTTTGTTCATCAACACTTCTACCTAAAAGTTGTGGTAATAGTTTAGAGCCTGAAGTATCAAACATTACAATGTCTATTAAAGGCACTGCTTGACTTGTTTCATCGTACTCATCACTTAGGTATCTATCAAAGGAAGCACTAATAAGACCCATCTCATTTAAGTCTATAGATTTACCTTCTTTAAGACTAATTATAAAGTTAACTGTTTGAGCCAAATTCTAACACCCCCTGTGAAGCTGTTCTAAGAACATCTAAGATATTTTCTAAGGAATCAATAATGTTTTGGATTTCCCCCTCTACTAATTCTTCATTCAATTTCTTAGCATAGTAATCTTCTACATACTTCCTAATCTTTTCTTTAGCGTTTCTATCTTTTAATAATTTTAAATCTTTTTCAGTTATTTTACTAATATCTTTATCTATGAAAGATACTAAAAAGGCTAACTCAGTGTTTATTCGTTTAGTTGAATCTAATACTATAAAACTGTCTCTAATATCTTTAAGTTGTTCTTGTGCTCTATTGAAAGCTTTAGTAGAAGCACCGACTATTACATTTTTATATTCTTTATCTGAGACATCTAATAAGTTAGGTGTAGTTATTCCATAAGTATTAATGATGTTACCAAAGCGTTCTTGGTAACTATCATAGTCTCTATAACTAATTGCCATTGAGCTAAGTATAGTATATTCTCCACCTTCATAAAGAACTTTTTTAGTGGTTGTGATTGCAGGTGAAAACTTACTCTCTAAAACGAAGTTGAAAGTAACTTCAGCTAAAATATACTTACCGTTTCTTAAAGGCTTCTTCCAAGTAACTTCTGTGTTAAGAATTCCTTTACCAGATATCTCACCTAAAATAAGAGTTACTTTGTTGTAGACTTGAAAGCCATCATTGTCTGTATACGGATAAGATAAAGATTTTAATTTATCTACAAACTCTTCTAATGATTTATATTTACCTTTTTGATATTTAATTACTTCATCTTCGTGAAGTGTTAATGAAAAGCTGTATGTTTCTTCAGAACCACCTGAGTATAAGTAAATAGGAGATAATCTACCTAATGTTGATTGAGCAGTAAAGTTAGGAGTATAACTATAAGATAGTACTTGTGGTATTAAATCTATAATTATTTCTTCTACTGCGTTTTTAGTATCTCTACTTAGATAAAGTTGAAATTTACCTATATCAGTTTGAGTTCCAGCTCCTGTACCATTTTCTATAAACTCTTCACCAACAATTCTCTTTATAGCCATTTATCTCACCTACCTTGTTGCTGAGTACATGCTTTCTAATTCTTTTAAATACCTATCTATTTCATCTAATAATATGTTGTGTGCATCAACAAAAGCTTTTTCATTTACAAAACCTCTGCTAATCCATGCACCATCTACCTCTTCATGGTATTTTCGTAAGTTATCTTGAATATCTTTTTTAAGCTTTTGTAAAGATTTTGTTAAACTATAAAAGTTATTACTATACTGAGCTTCTTCTAAAAGTCTACCAAAGTCTATAGTATATCTTAAGATTTTTATTTCATCTACTCTATATAAACCTTTTCTACTTTCTAATATGTTAAAAACATAATCATCATATAAAAGGTTTTCATAAGCATCCAAATCAAGTTTTTCATACTCTTTAATATAGTCTGAAATATAGCTCTTCAAAAAACTCATCATTTTTTCATCTTTTTGAACCCAAGTTTTATAGTAGTTTACATCAACCTTTTCCTCTAAGAAGTTAAGTATATTATCATCTATAAAATATCCACTTAAGTATTTATTGTCTTTTATAATATCTACAAAGATATTTTCTCTTTGTGAGTAGTCAAATTCTTCATGATATGTAAAATGAAAACTTACTGAGATATAAATATACCTCCCATCTCTGTAAGGAGTTTTAAGACCTATACCTGTACTTAAATGCCCTTTACCCGCAAATTGGTTTGCTAATTGTAGATATACAGAAGGCTCTTGTAATGCACTGTGTTGATTAGTAAATGAAGGTTTTGCTAAGTTTTGTAGTTCTTCTACTAACTTATAAATGTTCTTTTCTTTCTGAGCATCTTCATGAATATCTATAGAAAATGTTATTTCTTTAGCTTCACCACCAGTGTAATATTGAATAGGTCTAATGATACCAAAAGGACTTATATTTGTAATTCTACTCTTGTATGAAGCTGAAACAGTTTCTGGTAAAATGTCTAATTCTATATACTTATTTGTGTTTAAGTTATAGAGAATTAAAATGTCTTCTTTATCTATTTTTAGTGTAGTTGGTTTATGTTCTACTTGATAATATGTTTCAGGTTTTTGTTTGAGAGGTTGTGTTCCACCGCTACCACCAAGATTTTCTATTGTAATGTTATCTTTGATTGCCATCTAATCACCTACTTACCTAGATTAGTTTGTAGTTTATCTTTAGTTGAACCTGTCTTATAAAACTCTAAGGTAGAAGTTAAGTTTATATGGGCTTGAGTAGAACCGCTTATTGCGTTTTCTAAAGCTCTTGTTTGAGCATTGATAGCATCTACTACAGGGTCACCTGAACTAATTATTTCTCCTGAAGCTCTACGCCTTGCTCTGTCATCTAATTCTAACTGCCACATAGCTTTATCTCTTTGCTCAGAAGCTTCAAAAGATTTAATTAAACCATAACCTAATCCAGCTATAGCTCCTACAACAGCTCCTGGAGCGTTTCCTATCATACCTCCAGCTAAGGCTCCACCACCTATACCAGATAAAAGGTTTATACCCCATCCACCAACGTTATCACCAACGTTATTACCAACGTTACTTGATATCATTTCAGAACCTATTTGGTTTCCACCGTAGGCTATTAATCCACCAGCTAATGCTCCACCAAGTCTTTGAGCTCCACTTAACTTACTTGTTGGCCAAATAGTAGTGACTGCTAGATTTTCTGAAGCACCGCCTAAAGCAGTACCCATCCCTCTAGTAGCACCTATACTAAACAACCCACCTAGAGAACCTAAACCTTTACCACCAGTTAGTTGTTGTAATAACCACAGACTTTTTAGTATCTCTACACCAGATTGTAACCAATCAGTGACACCATATAAACCAAACTCATTAGCAAACTTACCTAAAGTTTCTGATACTGATGAATTACCCCACCATCTATCAAACCTTTCTACAAGTGTTTGCTTTAATTTTTTGAGTTCACCTAACATCGAGTTGTTAGTATTTAATAGTCTGTCTTGAACTGCTTCGTCATAAGTGTCAAAGTTTTCACCACGATTTAAGATTTCAATTAAATCATTTTGTGAAAAACCAAAACCACTTTGAATCATTCTCATATATTCATTTCTTAATAAAGGGTTATCTTCCATACCAGAAAGTGTTGAGTAGATTGAACTAACTAAGTTTTTAGTTGCATCATACTGACCTCCTGGAGAGGACATTAAGTTTAAGAACTCTCTTGTATCAAATCCTTGAAGCACTGCTCCTGATTGATAGATTGGAATTAGTTCTTCTGCTGTTCCAAAAGAAGCAGTAGTTATTAATTGATTTAAAAAGCCTAAACTTGTAACACCCATTTGTGAAGATAGAGCAGCAGCTTGCATTAGTGATTCATTCGCTCTTAGTTGAGCTTCCATATTACTTCTAGCCATGAAGGTGTTTACACTCATTGATTCAGCTACAACTCCTTGTAGCATACCTACAGTCATTCCAAACGAATCACTGAAAGCGTTAAGTCTATTACCTAATCTAGTAATAAAGGTATCAGTTTGACTTCCAAACTGAGTGTAAGAAGTTTGGAGAGCTTGAATTAGTCTTGCGTCTAATCCACCTAATGTTTGTTGAAGTAATCTCATAGAGCCAGAAATATCTGTTAAGGTACTTATGTCTACGTTTCTCCAACCTTCAGTCAGTAATTTGTTTTGGACTTCTATTAAGTCTTTAGCAGTTACTAATGATTGACCAAACTCTTGGTTCATTCTACGAGCTGCTTGGTAAGACTCTTCATATAATCTAGAGAATTGTCTCCAAGTTAAATTACCTTCTGTTTGTATATTATGTGAGATTTCAAAAATCTCTTTGTTTTGTTTAATTATTCCATCAAAGATTTTGTGGATTGCTTTTAAAGATTTTTCCCAACTCTCAGTTTGTTTGTTAATACTGTTTTGAGTACTATCAAGCATTTTAAGGGCTTTGTTAATGTTTGGTGCTTCCTTATTGTTGATTTGTTTAAAAGCTTCTTGTTGGGCTTCTAAATGCTTTCTAATTTCATTTAAGATAGCTTCTCTGTCAGCCTCAGTCTTCTTAAGCTTCTCCAATACCTTTAGTGACTTAGTTAAACTATCATAATTACCACTCAAAACATCTGCTTGAATGTCTTCAATCTTCTGGAATTGTTTGTTTAAGATATTAAGTTCTTTAGCCGTTTTAATTATATCTCTTTTAATTGCCATAAGTCACTACCCCTTATTCATACTTTCTTGTTCTGCTATTAATTGTTTTTTTAACATATCAAACCAAGACTCTAACTCATAAGGTGTCATATTATCTACATCTTCCTTAGACAACTTGCCGTGATAAACTAATTGAAATTGGAGCTGTTTTAATTGCTCTATCTCATGATACCTTATTTCATAAAATCTTTGAAGTTCTTCTTCAGAGAAATTATCTATATAATCAAAACCGTGTTTATACAGACTTATTAGCGTTACGAAAGAAGTCGGCAGATATGCCTACACCTCCCTGTATCACATTGGAACAAGATTTACATTCTACATTAAAGTTAGTATTTAGACCAAATCTAACATTAACAAATTCTACTATGTCCATAAAAAGAGAACCTTGTAAATCTCCTAAGTAATCTACCTTTTCTCTCATAGTTCTATAGTGCTTTTTATCATCTTTTATATACTCTACTTTAAGAGCTTGTAAGATTAAGAAAGAGTCTCTTTCAGGGATACTATACTTCTCTTGAAAGTATTTAGCTTCTAAGTAATCTTCAGCTACAGGTATCTTTCTCTTTACTTCAATATCAGTATCTTTTAATTTAAGAATAGAACTTTCTTCTTTAATATCTAAGTAGTCTATCTTGAAGTCATCATAATTAACTTCATAGTCGTGTATCTCTCCACAAATAGGACACCTTAATACTTGTCTTAATTCTTTACCGAAAGTTAAAACTCTGGTAGTGTGTAAGATAAATAACTTATCTTCATCTGCCATAATTCTTAAATCTATTTTAGGTTCTATTACGCCCTTAATTATTTCTTCAATAGAAGCATCGCTAAGAGATGAGTAAGCAGTAGAAAGTTCTCTACCTGTCATACTTCTAATTGATACTTCATCTTGATATCCTAGCAAACCATTACTAGGCAACTTATACTTGTTTATATTTAACATTTACTTCTCCTTTAAACTTGTATTATATATTCTACTATCCAATCTAAATAATCTTCATAAACATCATATAAAACATTGTCTTTAACTACTGTTATGTGATAGAGTTTTTCTGTTGGATGATTACAGGCTACAATAACTGTTCCTTCTACATCTAATTGACCTAAGGTAACATCTTCACCATTTTCATCTCCTATATATTCAAAATCTGCGTTCCAAAGAACATCAGCGACTTTCTCTATTGAATCATCGTGTATTCCTACACCTTGTGTATTTCTAAATTGTCCATCTTCAGGAACAATACTTCTTATTAAAGCATAAGCTTCATCAAAACTTATATTCTCTATAAAACTAACCACACCTACAAAACAAGTGTGTACAGGGTTTTCTATAACACTTTGGTAAAATGGTTCAAAGTATTGAAATTTCATCTTAGTTCTCCTTAAAATAAAATTGGGGACTATCTAATTTATAGAAGTCCCCGAGCTACGAGTTTTATTTAGTTTTTATTCTGTAGGTTTGATTGGTGAAGGGTCAATTTGTAGAGTTAGTGCAATCTCTTTTAAAGCACCTTCAGCAGCGTTTAGACTGCCTGGGTCAAAGTCTGAAATCCAAATACCCTTAATTTGCCATACTCTTTCGTTTTTACCATCTTGAGTATACTCAGTGATATAACCTGTTTTCTTATAATCTTCAGCAAAGCCTATTTGTCCTGTTTCAGTATCATAAGTATTGTTGAACCATTCAATTACTTTATTAAGTTCTTTTGTAGATACTACATCAAGAATTGTAATTTGTCCACCTTGCCAAGAAGCTACACCAGCTAACTTAATAGCATCGTTCCCTCTTCTTACTTCTAATGGTTGTAGAGATACTTTAGGTAAGAACGCTCTTTGAACAATTAAGTCTAAATTATTGTTATCTGTTATATCATTAATAGTAACAACGAAGTTATTAGTTCTACGGACATCACCTAAGTTTCCAACTAGTCCTCTTGTTGAATTGTATAGTTTAGTTTGGTCAGCCATTATTCAGCACCTCCTGCGTCTAATTCTACTGATACACCTTGTTCTTCAATAACATTAACATTAATGATAATTGCTTCTGCTAAAGGTGTTGGTTTATATTCAACTAATGCTCTTAGAATCCCTTCTCGTAATTCTTCTTGAGTAGTTACTTCATCACCAACAAGTATGTTAGCAGGTTCCCCGATACCACCAACATCATACATAGAATCAAATAGTTTTACTAAGTCTAATTTTAAGTGCTTCCAAGTAATTGAATTGTTAGGTTTATATTCATACTTAGCAGCTATTCTTCCTACAACATCTTTTAACCACAAGGCTTGTGTTGCATTATTGCTTCTTTTAAAAACACCATCTCCAGCAGCTCTTGTGTTTTGAGTTACAAAGACTACTCCAACACCGTATCTGTATAATAATACATTAATGCCCGATTCTTGGAGTTCTTCTTTTAATTTAGTTGATACTGATACTTTAACAGAAGTTGCTTCTGGAATAACACCATTCTCATAACCAGCTACTGGTATCCAAGGAGTTTTTTCCTCAAGTAGTCTAGCCTTTCTTCCAGCAAGAATTGTGGAAGCTGGTACTCCTGAATAGCCAACACTTCCTTTAATATCTTCTACTACAAGACTTGGGAAGTCTATCATAGCACCATTGAAGCAGTACTCAAGATTGTGCGTATACTTACTTCCTAAATCAAGAGGGACTGTTCCAGAGTTTAAAGCTACATCTAAATAAAGTCTTACATCCAACCCTAAGTCATTATCTCCACCTGTTGATACAATCCCTGTTAAATTGTCTTGTGTAGATGAAGAACTGATTAGTTGATTTGGTGCGATAACTTGTTTATAGTTATAAAACTCAACATCATTTATAACTGCTCCATCATTTTTTAAATCAAATGTTCCATCTATTGGAGCGTATACTAATAGAGGAACACCGATACTTAATAGATACTCTGCTGAATAGAGTTCTACTTTACCAGACACATCACTTGCTGTATAAGTCTCATGTAGTTGGTTTAATGAAGTTACTCTTACAGGAACACCTTTGTCATCATTCTCTTTAGCGACAGCATCTTTCAGAATAACTAAAGTTAGGCCTTCCTCTCTAAAAGGAACTATTCTTTTTGTTTTGTTTACAATAACATTTATTGCCATAATTTAATCTCTCCTTATTTCTCTTTAGTGTATAAGTTCTTAAGTCCAACAACTCCGTGTGTTTTAAGAATCTTACCAGCATTTCTTTCTAACTTTTTACCTGTTACAATGTCTAAGTTGGTCATTATGAAGAAGGCTTTTAAGAACTCTTCATCTCTTCTGTTCAAAGCTTCTGACAAAAAGGGATACTCTTTGGCATGTGCTTCAGCAAGTTTTGTCCAGTTAACACCTTTCTTAGACTCTTTAATTAAAGACTTATTTATAGCTCTGTTATACTTAGTGTTATAGTAATGGTTAACTACATTTGAAAAACCATTTAAGTAAGCTTCTATGATATAGTCTGGAGCTTTCCTCTTAGTTAGTCTGTTAACAGATTCTATATATTTCTTTCTATCAAAAATTTTTAATTTCATACATTACTACTCCTTCTGGTTATTCTCATTAGAAATTGCCACCATCCCAGACTTCTTGTCCTAGACCTGCAAAATCTCCACCATCAATATCTTCTCCAGCATCAATATCTATATCTACCGATGTTATATAATCACTAGTTCTCATAATAATTCTTACTTCTTCTAAGTTAGTTATTTCTTTAAAGTTTGCTAAACGAGCTACTTTAATTTCATAAGCCATAGCGTATCTATATAATCTTTGTCCTTCATTAAACTCAGTTTCATCAGAAGGTCCCATCACCCAAGTTAAGCTATACTTCTCTTTTAACATAGCAGTACCTGACTTATTAGATTGAATTACTTCTAATGTAGGGTCTAATGTTAAGAAGTGAATTATTTCTTCCGCTACTTCTACAGCAGATTCGTATGTGTTAGCATAGATATCAAATTGATAAGCTAACTTTACTTGTGTGAACCTAACTGCGAACAACTTATCTAGTGTTTCATTAAATACATTCACCCCAACAAACCTTGCTCCCATTGTTTGACTTTCTGCTGGTTCAATTCCGTTAGGTCTATAAATATTTACAAGGGGGAATTTTAACTTAGTCTCAGGGTCTTGAGAAGCATCATAAGCTTGGTAAAATGCTATCTGTGTATTAGCGAACTGCGTGTTCTTATAAACTTTCTTTATTTTAGCAAGTAAGGCTTTATCAAAATCGTTTGTCATTTAATAAACCACCTACTCTAAGATATACTTAATATATTTTTGTAAACTTTGTTCTAAGTAATAACCTTTTCTTTCAGTGTTGGATAAATATCTAATAGTATTATCTCCTTTAGTATAAATTAGTTGATTGGTGTTCATATTATACTTAAATGAGTAGTCTACTCCATTATAAGTAAATCTTACAAGTGGAGCTAATACTCTATATTTACCTTCGCTTTGAAATCTCCACTCATACATATAGTTTTCAACAAGCTCTACAGAGTAGTTTGAGATACTTGAAAATTTTTCAATAGATTCTGTTTGTTGTTGTAATAACTCTTCTCTTGTCATTCCTCTATATGTAAATAAAGCAGCATCATCTGGGAGAATGAGGGCGACTGTTTTTGCTAATTTAAGGCTTAATTTATCTAAGTCCTCCCCTTCTGGATTATCTTTCTTTTCAATAATGTCTTTAAGGCGACTATTAAACGTCCCTGTATCAGAAACAAGCCCTACATCAACTAATTCTTCTCTTACCATAGCTATTTCATCTGCTGTATAGTCCTTAAAATATTCTTTTAGTTCATCAAAATCAAGTGATATGATTTCTTCATACAATTCGTTTAAACTTTTCATAATTACCTCGCTTTAATTTACTGCTAATTTTTAACAATTAACTTACATTTGTGTAGCAGTAGTCACACATGTAAATTACTTAGTAAAAACTAAGTAGTTTATCTACTTTCTAAGTATTCTAAGATATAACTAATTGCTTCAGCTACTTGTGATACTCTACCTTTGTATGTAGTATCTTCTGTTTCTTCTACTGAAAATATGTTCTCGCCGAATTCTGGTGTTAAATAAACAATTCCAGGACTCTCTTTTTCAAAGTTGTAGTAAAAACGAATAGGTATATCACTCTTTGTTGTATGGAGTTTTAAATCTACTTCTATTCTATAGACAGGTTTTTTGTATAGTGATAGTCTATCGTTGTCTAAAATTACTTTACTTGCTTCAAAGTTTTCATAGGTTATTTTTTTAGTTAGTTTAGCTAATCTTTCCATATTTCTTTTTAGTGTTGCTGAGATATTTTTTTCTAAGCCTTCTCTAATGGATGTTAAGATTGTTTTAGCAATAAGTTCAGCTGACAATCTATACTCATTAGCAGAACTTAGGTCAGCATCTTTTGCACTTTCTCTATTATAGTAATTAAGGACAATATCAGCTATATTACCCCAACCGTAGGTAGTCTTGGGTAAGCCTAGTTCATCCATATCTAATAAAGTTTCTCTTATCTCACCTAAAGAGTATTCTTGAAGGATTGGTTTTAAGGCACCTGTCATCTCATAACGAGTAAAGTCTTTTTCTCCTGTGAGCGTATTATCATGAAAGTCTATTAATTTGTCTAATAGCATGTTTCCCTCCTACAACTTATAGATAACTTTGAACTGTTGGTTTTATTGCTTTTTGAATGGCTCTACCATGTTGGGATTTATTAAACATTTTTACACCTGTTTCTATTTTAATGTAGTTAACATATCTATTACTTTCTCTAAATCATACATGGTCTTTTAATTTTCCTTTATATAAATATGCGTTTAATAGTCTAAGCACTACTCTTTCAATGGCGTAATCTTCTTGAAGGCCTGTTTCTATTTTAATGTAGTTAACATCACCACCATTTACTTTGAAAGATACTTGTTGTGTTGTTCCATTATAAGCTATTGCTAAAGTATCATCAGAACCTTTTAAACCTAATGTTAAAATAGGACTATAAACAACAGGCACATATTTACTAACTCCGTTTACTTCTCTGTTAACATAGTATAATATAGACACTTTCTTTTTATATATATATAACTTCTATAGACAACATCTTTTAGGTATAAACCACAAGTTCCTCTAAAATTACTAATTAAATTATATAGTTTTCTTTTAGCATAATCTTCTTTAAACTCTTTTGTTTCTTCGTTAAAGTAATCATAATAGTATGTATAGTAATGTCTAGGAAGCATTTCTTTTACTAAGCCGTTTCTAACAAACCTTACTAAGTCTTCCATTTCTTCAAGACTAACTTCACTATTTTCTTTTTTTAATCGGTTTTCTAACCATTTTCTTAATATCCTTAGATTAGATTTAGTGAGCTTATAATCAGAGTCTGCTAAAATATCTTCTAATTCATAACAAATTTTTTCTACAGTTTCTATATCAAACTGTTCAAAGTATCTAAATATTTCTGAATAAGATATAGATGTTGTTATTGTTTCAATAGCTTCATTTAAGTTATATTCCACTATGAATCACCTTTTTCTAAAAGTTTTTTTATTAAACTACCTAAATAGTTTTCAAGATAAGTGCCGTTTATCATCTCCCAACCAGTTTCTGATTTAATACTTAAATAGTTAATAGTTGAACCACCATCAAAAGAATATGATAGTTGCTTAGTGTGTTCATTAAGTAATAGTCTTAAAGTCTCTCCTTTATATTCTAACTCTAATAAAGGTGATACTGCATAAACAGTCACATTTCTATTTCTATTAAAAACATTAGGTGTTTTTAATTTATACTCTCTAAGTTTTAATGCTTTTGTAGTTATCCCTAAGTCAATATCAAGCTGTTTATATGTAGTAGATATTTTATTATTAACATCATCAATATTATCAATTTTATAGTTTGAGCTACGATATAAAACGCCTGTTAAACACTTAATTAGTTTTTCAATTTTCATTTCTAATGTAGGTGAATTAGTGTATGTTCTGTTTCTTAGGTCTTGATGAACAGTTTGTAATGCTTGGCGAACTACATGTTTTGAATAACCCAAAGTATCTAACTCTTCTAAGACTTCTTTTACTTCTTCTAAAGTATATCCTGAAGATACTATTTTTTCTACTTCACCAATAATATAGTTTATATCTATTATGTGTGGTTCAAGTTCTTCTATAAAGTTTAGTATTTTATCTAATAACATATTATCTCCTTTTGCTTTAGTTGAAGTAGGTTAGAGACCCCGAAGGGCCTCATCTACTTATTTTTAGTTTACTTCTTATGGAGTAGTTGTTTCAAAGAAGTCCTCAATTACTTTACCATCAGAGTCCCAAAGAACGATAGGTTGAGCAACTGGGTTATCAACGATAGAACCACTTACGAAATATTTGTTGTTAACAACAAGTTTTCCATAAGAAGTTGTGTATGCTTTACGAGCTAAGAAGTCATCAAGCATAACAGTTGGTGTAGCAATTACTGGAATGTATGGAGCAAAGATAATACCAGCATCTAAAGAATCTTGTGGAGACTTGTAGATAACTGCCCAGTCATTAGCACCCAATTCAGGGATAGCAATAACTTTAATATCTTTTAATTTACCAATAACTTTAGCACCAGCTAAGTTAGAACCATAGTTTTCACCAGTGAAATCAGGAAGTGTTTCAACGATTGTTTGTGCATTAACACCAACAAGTAATACGTTTCCTCTTACTCTCTTAGAATCTTGGAAGATTTTATTAGAAGCTTTAACAACAGCGTCTCTAAATGAAAGTTTATGGAATTCATATAATCCATTAGCAACACCTGCAGATTTATTCCAGTCTACATGTGTGTTAGCACTCTTCATAATTTCAAATACGAAGTCTAAGTCTGTTTCTCTCTTAAGTTGATACATAGCTTGTTCAGCTAATTTTTCTTCTAAAGAAGCACCGAATTGAGCTTCAAAACCAAAACCAGCTTGGAATGAGTAGTTAGTCTTGATTGTTCTAGCTTTAGCAGTGATTTCTCTTGAATCAATGTTAGCGTTTAATTCTGGAACATCAGTTGGAGCATACTTGTTAGAATATCTATATTGAATAGTTTTAATAGTAGTTGTGTCTGTACCATCATTTTCAAAGTTGATAGTGTTTCCACTAACAGTTTGTTTGATTTTTAGAATTGTTCCATCAAGTGTTTTTTCTTCACCATCAGCATCAAATGCTTTTATTGAGTCAGCAATGATTGGTCCCCATAATCTTACTACAGTGTCGGCATCAACTGTTACAACGTCTGAAGTATATTCTGGGTTAGTGTTGATTTCAAATGGAGTAATTAATTTACTTCCTTTTGCAACTCCACCTTTGTCTGAACCCGCTACTGATTCATAGAAGAATACCATAGCTTTTTCAGTTTTGATTGGTTGTGTAGAAGCGATTTCATGAACGATTAGATTTGGGAAATATCCAAAGAAGATATCAAAGTAAGTTTTTACTAAACCTACACCAGCACCTTGTCCAACTACTTCTGGAGTCCAAGCTCCTGCTTGAGTTGCTTCTGCCATAACTTTTGTTGCGTTAGCAATATTCTCAGCTAATTGAGAATATAATTTTTTGTTTACTTCTGTCATTTCTGCTGTTCTTACGTTAATTGCTTCAGTGATTGTTCTAGGGCCTTTAGATTGAACATTTAATGTTTCTCTAACAACTCTAGGTTGTCTTTCAGCAACTACTTTTTTATTTTCAACAACAGGTTTTTTAGAAGCAGTTTCTTTTTTAACTTTAGCAGCTCTCTTTTTACGGATTTCAGCTAAAATTTGTTCTTTTGTAATAGCCATTTTAATTTCTCTCCTTATTGTTTTTATTTTTGTTTGCTATTTAACTCTTTCAACAATTTAACTCGGATTAAAATTAACTTATCTGTTTTTTATTTTTTACCTAAATTTGTTTAATGTTAGGCTTGTTCACAATTTATTAAGTAGTTTAACGACATACTCAGGTCAAAGTTTTATTTCTTTATTTCTTTCACTATTATTGATGTATTTCTACTATGATAGTCTGGTTCGCAAACTACTTGCTCTGGATAACTACCACGATTAATATATACATATAAGTAGTTAATCTCTTTATCAGTTAAAGTTAAAGATTGCTCTAATGTAACATCTTGAAGTCCAAGAGCATCTCCATCTTCATCATAAATACCGAGAAAAGTTCCTGCTGGTAATTCAAGAGTGTGTGTTCCTGACATAACCCCTAACATCTCTTTAAGCTTCATGTCTGTAATAACCACCATAAAGTGAGTTTCAATGATACCTTCATCAAAGAGGTCAAAATCATAAGATTCTTCAACTAATGTTTCTAAGAATTCAGAACCGTTGAAGTTATTTTTTATAATAGCGTCTTTTAAGTCTTCTATTGTATAACCTTGTAAAGAAGCTATGGTATATAAATTACTTTCTTTAATAACATCATCTGAGATTTCACCTATTCTGCTATTAAGATAGTTTGTTGTTGATAAGGATAAGTTAGGAAAACTTATCTCAAAGAAAACATCAAATCTATCATTAAGGAAAGAATCCCAGTCTTGAGACATATAGATTTCAACACTGTCTCTTACTCTATCGTATAAGTCATCAGGTTCTATAGAATAACCTTTAGTGTTGACTAAGTAATCAACTATTTCATAAGCTTTATCAGAAATTACTTCTGAGTAGTAGTGCCAACTATTCATATCTATACCATCAGTGTATTCAACAAAGGCTTCGTAAGGATTAGCACTGTATAAGAAGTTGTTTATATCATCTAATTCAATCCTATCGCTTTGGTCACGGTAGTGTTCTAAATGAAATTCTAAATCGCCAAGTCTTTCATATTCAAAAAAGACATCTTTACAAGCTTCTATTAAATCTTGAATAAACTCTTCTTCAGACTTTTCTTTTTGTTCTTGCCAAGTTTTATTAAGTTCTTCATACTTAGCTTTAACTTCATTTGTAGAATCTTTTACTAATACTACTATTGTGCTTCTGTCTTCACTGGCTTCAAAGTAATAGTCGTTATCTTTTAAGAAATCTTTAAAATCATCTTCAAAGGTATCTTTATAAACTGTGTATTGTGTGTATGCCACTTAAGACACCTCCTAAATTAAATGTTTGTTTTATTTCTTAATCTCCAAAAAGTATTACTAACTCATCCCAACCTCTGTCTGGGTCATCATCGGCAATAGTAACAACTACCCTACCAAACTCATCATAAAAATACCAAGCTTCCTCATGTTCGTTGTAGCTGTAGGAATATATTTCTACACCATTTATATATAAGTCTTCTTCATCTTTTACGTCATAATCATCTGAATCATTTTCTGCTAAAATTTCTTGTAAGGAGTTCTCACCATTTTCACCATCAATTTCTCTCATTATATAATAAGCATCATCAATAGAAATTAGGTCTTTATAAACAAGAAAATTATTTTCTTCGTTTAAGATTAAACCTTGTGCAAGATTTACATCATCTTCACTATAATGTTCTCCTATAAATTCATATAGGTCTTTTACATTAAGTACAACTATTGAATATTTTTCCATAATTTTCTATCTTTCTTATTCTTTAACTTCTAAAACATCTCTTAACACGCCATTAGTAAGGTCTATTAGTGTATGAATGTTTTTCTTTACTGTGTTTAGTTCTTCTTCAGTGAAGCCTCTAAAATAGCTTCCTTCTTCATCTACATCACTTGGTAGTAAGATAGCGTTGCCAAAAAGTTTTCTTCTGTTTGTGATTACTGTAGCGATTGGGTTGTCTTTTAACAATCCTTCATCATCTACTACAAAATCTACTAAGACACCATCCACATCAATAGTGGCAATATCTATGTAGTCTGCTTCTATCTTATCATAAGCGAATTGTAGAAAGTTTGCATAATCTAATTCAATGGTTCTATGTTCACCATCTACTCTTAATAAAATCCCTACTTTCATATTTATCTCCTTATTTAGCTAATGTTTCTAGATATTCTAATTCTTCTTCAGTAAGTTCTGCTAGTTCTTCTTCAGTAAATTCAGATAAAATATCATCTTCTTCTACTTCGTCTTCTTCTAAGGCTTTTTCATCTACTTCAAAGTCAACATCTTCAATATCTTCAATATCTACTTCAAAATCTTCCACAGGGGCTACTAAATCTTTTAATGATTCTACTTCTTTAGCTAAGGCTTCAATAGCACTTAAAACATCTTGTAGTGTAGGTTCTTCTTCTACTTCTTCGCCTTCTTCATCTTCAGGTTGTTCTTCCTCAGGCTGTTCTTCGTCTTTAACTTCATCTTCTAAGTCTTCAACTTCATCTTCGCCTTCTTCTAAGATTTCATCAAGTTCTTCTAATTGTTCAGCGATATCTTCTTCATCTGTAGCTTCAGTTAATACTTTTTTATCTTTATCCACTTCTTCTTCTCCTTCTTTAATAACAGATTCTTTAAGTTGTTCTTTTAATAAGTCAACTTCATCATTAATTTCCTTTAATTCTTTCTTTAACTTCTCAACAGTTTTATTATAATCTTTTGGATTAGCATCAGCTTTATAAAGTTCTTTGAACTCTTCTTCAGTCATGTTTTCTAATTCAAAAATCATGTTATAAATTTTATGTGCTTTAGTCTTTAAAGATTTAATATACTCTTTTTTAGAATCTGCTACAACGCCTTCTAATAAGAGTTCATCTATTTTATTGGTTGTCTTACCTTTAACCACTTTACTTCCACCTTCTTTAGCTTCTACCTTAGGTTCTTTGTATATAACACTATTATAAGTTACACCTTCATTGTCTGTGTATACATCTTTTTCAATTCTTTCAATACTGTCTTTAACTTCTTCAACCCATCGTCTAACTAAGCCTATATCTCCAACTTCTTCTATATAGCTTTGTAAATACTCATTTTTTAGAATTTCCTCAGTATCTCCATTTACCCCAAAACGGTGGTATGCTATAATTGATACAATCATACTCTTAGTTCTATCTTCAAGTGTTTTGTGTCCATATCTTTCGTTTAAGACTTTTTTAATACCTTTTGGGTGTTTTATAGCTTCTGCTTTTACTTCTTTTTCTTTCTTAAGAAGTTCTATATACTCTTCATAAATATCTTTATGTTCTTTATCTTCTTTAGCCAACTTTTGAACTGATTCAATCAGCATAGTTCTATTAGCTTTTCTACTTTCTGTTAGAACTGCAGTATTTCTAAATGAAGGGTCATATACAAAGTCTAAAGACATAAGTTCAAATGTTTCAGGAATAATACGAGAATAAGATTCATTAACATTTGTAATTTGTTCTGATTCTCCTAGTCCTCTTAATGAGATACCTAATACTTCACCACCACCTACTAATTTAGCGTAGTCTAAGTGTGTTTTAGTAATCCTTCCCATAGGAGTATTGAGAATGTCAGCTTGTCCTGACCAACTACCATTATCATTTCTCTTAACACTTCTCCACATGATTGCGTTCTCTTGTAATCTAACACTTGCATCATCTGTGTTTGGGTGGTCTAATGAACCTGCTAATGTAGCTGGTTTAAGTTCTCCTTTATCATTAACGAACTTTCCACCTTTTCCAAAGGTAGCTTGTGTTTCCCACAGTGCTGATTCATAATAAGTCCTATTTTGGGAAATAGTATTCTCTTGAATGAAGTCGCTTACTTCAAAAGTCCCTAAGATTGGACCATCTTTGTCTGCACTTGGTTTATATGATTCAAGTATATTCAAACCACCAACTTTAGTTTCTACTATTATTTTTTTATTCATAATACCTTACCACCTTTTATTTTATGATTTTGATTGTGAAGGCTCTTAAACCTTTGTTGTCAACTTCTTTATATAAGAACTCTACCTTATCCCCAACCTTTACTTCTTTCTTGTCTGGAAGTAAAACTTGAGTGTAGTGAAAGAAGATGTCTTTATCAGGTTCTTCTGTAGTGAAGATGAAGCCATAACCAGTTTGTTCGTTGAAAGAACGAATAACACCTTTAGCTTCATAAAATACTTCGCCTTTTCTATTTGTAATTTCTTTTTTTGTCATCTAACTAACTAACCTTTCTCAATAGTAATAGAGTGCCTTACACACCCTTCATTATATAATATACTTATACAGTGTTTAATTATATACTCTTATAACCCTTATAACAAACAAAAAGGGGTGTTAAAAAGTTCTTGTTTAAACTATTATAACAACACCACTTATTTTAAATCTTAATAACTAATCATGTTTACTTGTCGTAGATACTTTTAATGGTTTTTATCCTTGTTTACTTGTCGTGAATACTATACAGTTTTGGGGACAATCGTGCTACCGTTACACTATGCAATCTTATTAATTTAAAATTAGAGTGACTACCTCGAACTCGTACTTTAACAGAAGGGGGTAATTACTTCCACTTAATCTGTGTTGTGTCCCTCACATAGCTTACCATAAACCACCTTGTGCACTAGACAGTTTTACTCTCAGCTAAACCGACCACTCTAATTTTAAATTAAGTAAGCAGTTTAAGGACTTGCTTAGGTCTCTCATAAAACTGTGTTGACCCCTAACACAGAAAATGTATAATCATTTTTTGATATAAGCTCCGAAGATAACTTAAATCCACGCCATGGGACGTTAGGGGACTTGAAAATAAGATAACTTATCGTGTACTTTGATAAGAAACTTAAACATTTTATTTAAGCAGTTTAATGTCTTGCTTAGGACTTGCTTAATTTATAACAGTTTAATGTCTTGCTTAGGACTTGCTTAATTTATAACAGTTTAATGTCTTGCTTAGGACTTGCTTAATTTATTGTTTAACTCTTGGTGGAGATGAGGGGAGTTGAACCCCTGTACAACCTAATTTAATTAATACTTTCTTACATGTTTTTATACACATAGTGTTTACAAGACACTACTTTACTTTGTCTTACTAACTTCAACATAACTTCTTAAGACTGCAGAAATTAAGCCTAAGCCTACTTAATTGACTTCTTTAAGGTCGTAGGCTACCCTAAAGGTTCTGTTTGAAATTTATAGTTGCTTTTTAAGCAAATATGTGTGTTGATTGTTGTGAATAAATATTGTTTGCGTTTATAATTTCCTCGTAGTATTTTTACTTGTACTAACAAGACATGCTTATATTAACTTAATTACATTGGCGACTCCAAGAACATCCCCATCAACAGTTAAACAACTTATTATAATTATAACACAATAAACTCAAGTTGTCAACTACTTATGTTTACTTAGTCTTTTTAAGATGAAGTCATAGTAGTTGTTATCTATCTCTACTCCAACAAACTTTCTATTTTTACTTAAACTTGCTACTCCTGTGGAGCCACTACCAGCAAAGCCATCAAATACTGTTTCATTAGGTTGTGTTAAGAGTTCTACTATGAAGCTTAACAACTCTACATTCTTTTCGTTGGGGTGTAAGTTCTTAGAAGCTCTTTTCTCAGAAGCGAAAGACCATTCAGTTTTTATCCAATTAGGGTACTGATAAGTGAAAGGTTTTGGATTCTTATTTCTTTTATCTTTGAACCATTCTTCAGAAGTCGGAATAAAGTCTACTTCATTAAAGTCTTTACCTTTTCCTTTACTAAATAATAGGATAGGTTGAAATTGAAATCCGAAGTTATTTTTAGGGGATGGTGCACCATTATTAAAACTTCTTGTTGCTAAAATGTTCTTATATTCAAAACCTGCCTCAATACCTTTTTGAATCCATGTGTGAATAGTTTTAACCCCTACAAAGATAACTAAGTAGCTACCTTCTTTTAAAATCCTATACCACTCACTAAACCACTTATCTATGTTAGTTAAGATATACTCTTCACTATCATTATAAAAATCATTTTTAAAGCCTACACCAAAAGGTGGGTCTGTTAAAACTAAATCTATACTTTCATTACTTATGTTGCTTTGTGTAGCTTCTACTGTATCTGCGTTATATAACTTATACTTATTTAACAATTAAATATCTCCTTTAACTTACTTATAGTATTAAAAAAATACATTATCTATAATTAACTCTTCTTTTAAAACATCTTTACTTTAATAAACTAAACACTAAAACAAATTGACTTGGCGAAACTTGAAGAATTGGGACGTTTGGTCACTGTTCTTCTAGTTGAGCCCAAATTGGTTTTGATGGTTGAATTTTCCTTTTCGAATTCAACGCATTTAAACCAATTTTTAATTGATAACTAGACTGCTCTTATTACCTTACTTTAACTTTAAGTTATTTAGTGTTTAGTCTATTTTTTTAATAAATATATTCTTCTTCGTATTCAACTTTTCCTTCTAACGCATACTCTATTTGTTTAATGATATCTAAAGCATCTATTACTAAAATGTTCTCACCATCAAAACCAACTAGAATTGAGTCTAGTTCTTCAAGACCTTCTTCACCGAATAATTCATAAACTTCTGCGTATAATTCATCTATTGGCATCATCTTGATACACTCTCCTTTTAATAATATACAGAATCTTCATAATTGTCAAAGCTGTCTGTTTCGGCTTCTACTTCTTCTAACGATTCTTCAACCCATTTAGTTAGTCTGTCCACCCGCTCTTCACTTATACTTCCATATCTACCATCTAAAAATGTTTCTATATAAAGTATTAATGATATTAATAAGTTAGGGTCTTTTTCTTTTAATTGATTAAAGATATAATTACTAACATCATAAGCATTTACAACTTGTCCAAATTTCAACATACCAAGATTTATTAGAACGTTATAGACAAAGACTACTGAGATGGCTTTAGTATAACCATACTTAAATAGAAAGTCAAAAGTATTTCTTTGTGTTAGTTGTTCGTCGCTTTCGTTATAAAAGTTGTGCATTACTTCGTGTGTCATAGTCCATAGTGCAGAAGACATTACCCCTCCTTCAGATAATAGCTTTGCGTTAATACCTATAATTATTGGGTATTTTTTAGGACTCTCTTTAAAATAGTTTGGTATAGGTAATCCATTATCTTTATATTTTTGAACTAGTCCTTCAATATCAATTATAGTTATTCCGTTGTTATAGTTTAAGCCTTCTTGTAAGGTTTCTTTGAATTTATTATAAGTAAAGCTATAAATGTTATTCATATTATCAAGATGGCCTTGTAAAAGATAGCTTAGTTCATCAAAGTAGTCATCTTCAACATAGATAAACTTTCTTTTAGTTAAATCAAAACCTAAGTCTTCTAACATGAGCTCTATAAAAGCTCTACGATATTCTCTATCAAATTCTATATCATCTGGGATTAATTCTTTTAAGTCGTTATCTATTACTTTTGCTACATTCTCAAAAATAGCTTTAGCAATACCGTCACCAATTTCTTTACCTGTTATTAGTTTAGTTCTATAATTATCCATAAATATCTTTACCTCTCTTTAATCTGTAGTAAGTATTTAACAAAGTCTTAAAACCTAATTTCTTAATATCTGTGTATTGAAGGTTATAGTATTTACGACCACGCCTCCAAGTCCCTGAATCTAAATACCTAATACAGTTAATAAAGTAATCATCTAACCATTTAATAGTTTTAGTAGTATTAATGTTAGGTAAGTACCATAAAGACCAATTAATTGAATCATCCCATTGTGTGTAGAGTTTTTTATTGATACCTTTAACATAATGTCTTAGTGTAATATATTTAGGAACATTGTTTTTTAACATCCACTTACGATACCACTTAGCTCTACGCTTCATTCTTGATTTCATTTTATCTCTCGCTTCAGGAGAGATATCAATTACTTTACCTTTGTGTATAAAGCCTAAGAACACTATTCCTTCTCTTAAGGTGAACTCCTCTTCTTTCTTTTGATTAAAGATTATGTTAAGTTCTTTAAGCTGTTCTTTAAAGTAGTCTAGAGCATCTTGGCCTACTATTAAAGTATCATCTGCATATCTAATATATCTATGCTTGTGTTCAATCATTTTCAAATCTACTTCGTGCATATAGATATTAGCTAAGATACCACTAATAGGAGAACCTGCCATAACCCCTTTTTTAGGAAAGTCTTGAACTTTTCCTTTGAAGTATGCTTTAGGGTTAGATAATATTTGAAGTATGAATTGTTTTACTTCTAAGTCTTCTGGTCTAAAGAAGTCTTTTAACTTCTCTTTTAAGATATCTAAATCTATAGAGTTAAAGTAATCACTAAAGTCATTCTTATAAACTAACTCATCTGGTTTAAGTCTAAAAGAGTTAAGAGTGTTAAAAGCTGTTTTAACACCACGACCTCTGGTATAGGCTAATGAGTTCTTAGCAAAGTTTTTATTATAATGGTTTAATAAATAAAATGCTAATAGTTTTAAGATTATATTGTGTTCTTTAGGATAGACAAAAACATCTCTAGTCTTTTTAGTATTGTGTTTTGGTATTTGAACAAATTTAGGTATTGCAAAATTAGAGAAAAAATCTGTATCATAGTTTAGATAAGATTCTTCCTTTATAACTTTCTCAACATCTCTAATTAGTTTTTTATCTGGCATTACTTTCTCAGACTCATTATCTAAAAAATCAATCCAAATATGTGGTTGCTTTATTTCATTAAAGAAACTCATTTAACTTTCTCCTTTGTTTTCTTATTGTTAGAAGTATGAGGAATTAATTTAATACTTCTAAAGGTGTTGATTAGCAGGAAGCTTTTACTGTTGGGATTTTCCCTAGAAGTGAAATCCCTATGGTATTTGCTTCCTGCTCAGATGACGGTGCTTTGAGCGTTAGTGATAAAGCCCGTCAAATTATAGACAAATAGGCTTCCCTTATTGTCTTTACTTAATAAGTTTACTTAATTGTGCTGCTTTTAATTAATTCTTCTATTATTTCATATATTTCTATCTCATCTTTTGCAATGAGCTCTAAATCATACTCGTGTGAATAATATACTCCACCATGTTCATAATCTGGTCTTTTATGTGTGCTTATTCTAATAGTACCATCGTTTAAATATATTGATTCACTGTTGTGAGATTTCTCATAAGGTATGTTATTATCTTTTAATAATTTCTCAACACCATAATTTTCAATATCATAGATATAAAGTTCTAACTGTGTTTCATACTCATCTTCATCATCTTGAATCTCTACTACTTCAATATGAAAAGTAATAAGCATACTACCTATAATAATGCTACCATATAAGTTATAACTATCATAAAGATTTTCTCATAATAGTACTCTTCAATTATATTAAGAATGTAGTTTAAATCTATTTCTGTTAAGTTTGCTTCTTATAAAGCCTTTGTTTGAATTACTATCATAATATCTCCTATGAGTTTACTTGTAAATAATGTAGTTGAGGTCTGGATTGGCATAGTCTTTCAAACCTGTGTCTAATAACATTCCAAAATGTTCTTGACTAATAGGTTCAATCTCACGCCACTCAGACCAAGGATAACCACTATTAGTTAGTGGGTCATGAATAAACCAAGATGATGTATTGAAAACAATGTTAGCAATGAAGTATCTACCGTTTCTAATTACTACAGAGTTTGGTCTATAGTTAGTGTTAGGTCTCCATTCTAACTCTATAGCTACTGTTGCCCACCTATTAGAAGGTTGGCCTGGAAGACCATGATAGTATGGATTATATTTTTCACCTTCTATAATAATATATAAAAGACCATTATAGGAAAATATTGTGTCCTCAGGAATATATTGGTTCAATGTATTTTCATCTTCCCAAATATTTAAGTTATAATCTGACTCCCAAGGACTACTCATCCATTCCCCTATTTGTGTTAAAGTGTTCGCTATCTTTACTCCACATACCATTTCTGTCCAATAAGCGTTTATTTTTACTGTATTTACTAGAAGTAGCATTATCATTATTACATTTATTCTTTTCATTAGTAATGCTCCTTATATATACTATCAGGCCAACATTTATACTTAGAGCTAGTATAGATATTGCCCATACTATATAAGTTAATATTGTCCAAACCATTTCTTTATTCTATTTCAAGTGTTAAAGTAAATGTTAAGTCTTTACCAGCCACTAAATTGTACTCAGCTAAATCCTCTGGTTCGTTCATAGTAATTTTTACTGTAACTAAAATGTTTTCAACATCTGCTGTTCCACTTGTTGCTAAAGACCAATTTGTTCCATTCCAACCACCAGTTAGAGTTCCTAAACCCTCTGCTACTTCAAGTGTAATTGTAAAGTTAAATAAGTGTGTAGCATCATATCCATCAATTTCAATATCTTCAATATCAATAACTAAATGTTGACCAGCAGCACCTTTAGCGTTTACTGTGTATTCTATAACAACTTGTTCTACTTGTGGGTCTTCTGCAAATCCTACAGGTACTAATTCTTCATCTGTTTGGTCTGAAAGAACAACAACGATTTGTTTAGTTCCACCTTCACCGATTTCTACAGTATTATCTTCAACAACTTTTTTGTCAAAAACTCCTGCCCAATATGCGTATGTTGGGATTGCCAACATTACTAATAGTAAGAACATATTAAATAACATTAATAATTTTGTTCTCTTTCTTTCATTTCTTTCTTTTTTCATTTATTTCTCCTTATTTTATTTTGATTAAGGAGTGGCATCCTGGCTAACTTAATTTAAAGTCCCTATAGTTTTGCGTCCTATTCTCACGAATAGTTTGCCCTAACACTTCTTATCATAAACTAATTTTAATTGTTTCTATATACTATAGTGTATATTTTTAGGTTTTATATACTTGATGTTCTTTATTGTCTTCCATTAGTTTTTCAACAATCTCTTCCATCAAGGCTTCTACATCACTTAAAACTTTATCTATTTCAACAGAGTTGTTTAAAGTAATGCCCAATTTTTTCTTTTCTGGTTTTTCATTATCACCATATAGAGTAACATTATCTCCGTATACTGCAAAGTCTGGGTCTTTCTTAAACATATCATCAAAGATTTGTTTAGCTTTACCTACAACTCCCCAAGAAGGGTAAGGTATACCACGCATTATAAATGTTGCTTTAGCTAATTGAAATAAGTTAACGCTTTTACCTAATTTAGTATTATGTACATAGTACTTTCTTTCTAATGTTTCATATGTATATTTATTGGTGTTTCTACTTTCTTCATAAGGTAAGATATCATCTTCTACTCTTACCCATAAATCATAAATATCTTGATAGTCTTTATTATAAAGTTCTGCTAACTTAGTGAAGATTCGTTCTCTTATTAATGAATCATTTACTGCTACATAGTCATAGAAATAATTATACTCATAACTATTAAGTAAATCATAAGCATCTTCAAATGTTATATCGTTAGCTAATTCTTGCCCTAATTCATCTTCAGGGTATGTTTCTAAATACCAATCTCTTATTAATTCTGTTTTAGGCATTTTATCTGTTCCTTCCTTTAGGTTTATTTTTAACACTACCTTTAGGTCTATTTTTAGACTGAGGATAACTCACCTTAACATTTACTGCTGAACTTTGAGTAGATTCTTTTCTCATTTATATACCTTCCTCATAGTATGTAATTCAATTATATCACATGTAGTATTCTTTGTCAAATTACTTCTTTACAAAGATTTGAATAGCAGATTCAATTTGAATTAAAATCCACTGCTCAAAGTCTCCGTATACTTCATCTAACACTTCTTTAGCTTCTTTAGTAAGGTTTGCTAATACGAAGTCAAAAGCTTTTTCTAATGCTTCTTTTTGAGCCTTCTCATCAAACTTACCTTCTTTTTTTAATGATTCAACAAATGTTTGTTGAACTGTTAGAACAACATCCTTGATTAGGTCTTCTACTAAACTAATAACTTTTAAGGCTTTCTCATTCTTAAACTTTTTAGCTAAGTTATTGAAAAATAAACCTATTAGAGTTGATAGTCCAGCACCAACTGCTAGAGCAACTGCTGTTAATAAATTAGTAAACCACTCTTGTTCTATAATATTAAATAAAACGTACATAACTTCTCTCCTTCTTTATTTAGACTTTTTATCTTCTGTAATTAACTTCTTACCTTGCTTATTCTTTTCAGCTTTCTCATCATAAGATTCGTGTGTTCTTCTTGAGTAAACTTCATTAAGCTCTTTAACTTTTGCATGAATATCACTGTTGCCACCTAAGAGTGCATAGTAATTATAAATTTTGTCTATGTATGACTTATCTCTGTCATCTATACTGCCTGTATTTCTTAGTCCATAATAAATATCTCTAATGTCTTGTTTGAACATTTCTAAGATAGCATCTCTTTGGTGATTAGATAACTCAAGTTGTTTTTGATTAATTTTAGTTTGAGACTTTTTAAATCTATTGAAGTCCTTACTAAAAGAACTTATTTTATTAGACTGCTCATTTATAGCAGCTTCAATAAGTAGTTTCATTTGTTTTTCTTGTATTTGGTTATTCTTTGTTAGTGCTTTATCAATTTTTTCATCTATAACATTACTAAACTTCTTACCGAATCTTTCTAAAAGAGTCCACACGGCTAAGATAGCTGAAGCTATAGAACCGATAGCAATAATCAAAACTGCCCACGCTGGCATAAATACCACTGTTTCCTTCCGTTAGTTATTTTTTAACTTATTATTTAACTAAGAACTGTGTTTAACACTTTCAACCCATTCGCCAATAATGAGAACTTATTCTTCTATTTCAGTTTCTGGTGCAACTTCTTGTCTATAATATTCTTCTTTGTCTTCACGTTTGACACCTGTTGAATAATCATAACCCAACACAATTTCGTTTGACATTACAAAGTTGTCGTGTATTCTTACGAATACTTTACCGTTATCGGCTGTTATTTTTTTATGTGTCATTTTTTAATCTCCTTTTTATAATTTTAAGGAACATTTTTATAAGCGTCCAGATGATTACTAATATAGTATTTAAGATTACAATTGTTGCTGCTAGGATAATTAAGTCCCTAATTTGTCGTATCTCATCCGAAAATCCAAGCGTTATTATAGTAACTATTAAATCAAAAGTTATCTTTGTAAATAATAAATTGACTGACCACATCTTATAATATTTAGGTTTGACTTGTGGATATGTTAGGGTGGTGGATGCACACTTATTTTTTATAATTGACATTCTTACTTATATCAACTAGATGTTCAATTATTTGAGTTATCAATTCAACATCCACTTCTATCCCTTTTTCATTTAATTCACTGCTAACCATAGTTATTACATACTTTAACTTTTCTTCACCCTTTAAATTGTCAGACTTTTCAATCACAATCATATGCTTCTCAACTAAGTCGGTATATAATTTAATTCTCTTTGATGCATCAGCCATCTTTTTATTCTTAAATAACTGACCAAGCAGTCCTATAATAATACCTATACTTGTAAGAATTGTAATAATTAAATCTAAATATTCACTAATCAATTTTACCATTGTTACATTCTCCCCCTTTATTCTTCTATTTCAGGCTCTACATACAAGCCTATAACTTCAATAACATCATACTCATCAACAACCACTTCTATTCTATCGCCTATGTTGTAATCGTTTAACTCATCAACGTAAACAATAAAGTTTTGTTGCCCTTTGTAGTTGTCTAATTTAATGTAGTTCTTATTAATATAAGTTGCTATTAACATTATTCTTCACCTACTATCTTATATTGTGGTATTTGACCTGGAACTGTATATGGTGTTGCTGTGTCGCCTTTTTCTAATTGTAGTTTGAATACAATGGTTTGTGATGGTTCAATACTACCTTGACCTATAATTAAATCATTTATCGAAGCAACAAATGTATCTTGATAATTATTTAATTTTAAAAAATATTTATATACTTCTGACCCTCGATATCTCACTTGAAAGTTTTCGTAATCAGTAGAAATAATATATATTTTTATTGTATATTGTTGATTAAAAATAAGATTTTGATTTAATACATATGCAATAGCATTTAATGTGGTTTTGTTTAGCGTATAAACACCTGTATTTACATTATAATCTATTGTATTACCATTAATATTATAAACCCTATAAACTCCATCACCTAAATCGGTTGCAGAACTTAAATCTGGCATAGCAAGGTTGTAACCCCTTAACTGTTGCTTAAACATTTCGAACATTGTTTCTACTTGTAATTTATTAACAGCGTGTTGTGCTAAGGTTGCGTTTGGCACTTGTTGTGGTTGAGTGAATACGTTTGATACTGCAAGTTTAGCAGTTGTATCATTTAGCACCTTACCTTGATTAGCACTCAAAGGTTTATCTACATCAGTTGATACTAAATCATCTACTATATCGCTTATATCAACTTTATCATCAGTATTAGCCTTAACTCTTGTGTCTAATTCTTTAACAGCACTTTCTACGTCGGTTTCATCAGTTAAGTAATTTGTGCCACTTCCATTAAATCTAATGTTGTGTGCGTCTAAATCGGTTAATAAATCGCTAACGGGTATTCTAATCTCGCTACCGTTTGCCAACACCAATACAAGTTCGTTTGCTACTTCATCATAGTAACCACTTGTTACGGTTTCCTCATAGTCATTAATTAAGATGTTACCTGCTTCAGAGCCTATGTAAACTTCTTTGGTGTCTAAACAAAAACCTATCTCTCCAATATTGAGTTCAGGTAAGTCTTGCTTAAGACCCCTCCTCATTAATATTGTCCTTTTTTTAGCCATTAATTATCACCTTTCTTTTTTTTTCTAAATTATATTTTCTATTGTATTAGCAAGACTATCTGCTTCTTGCTGTGCAGTTTGTAAGTCATTAAATAAATGTTCGTTTGAACTATTTACATAAGTGTAAGTTCTACCTGAAAGAAGTGTAAATTCAATAGTATATTTATCACCACGACTTACTGCTCTTATTTCTTGAACTGCTTGAGGAGTAACTGTTATTGTATAAATTAATCCTCCACCATAAACATCTATTGGTAAGTATGTGCCGTCGTCAACTGTAGAAGTAAATTCATTTAATTTAGAATCAGCTAAACCAGCATCAAATTTGAAATCACCGTTGGTATCAGCCCAAATATAATTGCGTCCTGAAATAAGTGTAAATTCAATAGTATATTTATTACCTGAACTTACTGCTCTTATTTCTTGGATTGCTGTTGGGAGTACTTTAATTGAGTAGACAGTATTGCCACCTACTACACGAACATCTTTAAATTCATTTGCCATAATTATACTCCTTTAACTCTATTTTTTAGAAGGTCTTGTAAACCTACTTTTTTATCTGTTTGAACTGTTTGAGAAGTAGTAAGAGTTTTAGCTCGTTGAGAAATAACTTTACCAAATTCTTTTAAGTAAGTTTCCCACTCTTTAGATTTAATTCTAATTGCTTCTTGGACTAGTTCAACTACGACATCAAGTATTTGTTGCATTGTTCCAGCTTTCAATAAAGTAAGTAAAGCTAAGTCTAACTTTTTGAAAGATACTTTTCTTTGAGCTGGTAATGCTTGAGCACTTGTTTTATATTCATCAGTTGTAGTTATTCCTTCATCATAAAGAGCGATAAGTTTTTCTACAACTAAAGATTCATCTTCTGTTGTTAGTGGTGTTTTAGCAAAGATAGCGAGTTCTGCTTGAACTTGATTGTCTTCAGCAGGTGTTTCAGCTTCTTTTAAAGTTTTCTTTCTGCGTCTATCACTTTTTTCTTCTAACTGTTCTTTACCTAAATCTTCTTCTCCATCTTCAATGGCTTTAAGTTCATCTTCTTTTAAATCATGTTCCTTCTTTTTAGTATGAGTTACTTTCTCAGTGTTAAAAAGAATGATTGGTCCTGGATTATCTGCGAAAACTAATTCTACATCATCATCTTCAGGATTAGGGTCAACATATGGATAGGCTACAATCATTGTTGCTTTAGGTTCTTCATCTACAAAGACACTAATTGCTTCTTCTAAATCAAAGATATTATCTTTAATTGTTTCACTATATTTATCCACTACTGCGAACACCCAAATGAACTTTTTATCTAATACTAAGTTAGAATCAGAGATAGCATCACCGATATCGGACTTAGTTACTTCGGTAATAGTTTCCTCAGTTTCTTCTAAATTACTTTCAAATAAATTGAAATATATTCCTGGTTCAGTAGGGTCAAAATACAGTACAAAGCAAGTTGAAAAGAAGTCAACAAAGCTTAATCTAATCTTTCCTCCAATTAATTCTTCGGCTTCTGCAAAGCTTTTATTAAGACCGTTAGTTATAGAATCTATTTTAATTACTTCATCGTTATCGCCTTGAACATAACTTGGCACGATTACTTTTAAACTGTTTGCTTCGTTTCTTACTACTTCTACTGGTATACCTAAAGTATCCATAAAATAGTCCCTAATTACTTTCATAGTTGAAAATAAAGATACTGATTGCTTAATTCCAGATTCAACAAAAGGGTGTTTAGTTAAGTCTTTTTTAGGTTTTGCTTCACTGTGTTGATTAGCAAATGCCTTTAATTGCTTATTTATCCCTTCTAAGTATTTCTTAAAATATTGGTATCTCATTTCATTGGTTTCATCTTTATATGTGTAACCATTTAAGTAGTTCTCTATTTCATCTAAAATGTAATCACGCTTTTCAAGCAGTTTTTTAATCTGTGCTTTACTAAGTGTTCCAGGGACATAACTTTCTTTAATTAGCTTAGTATCACTTAAAATTTCAAGTTCTAAATCAACTGCGTGTTTAGAAAGCTTAGTTATTTCTGTGTACTCTTCGTCATAGTCATAATCTCTTAAATTTTCTTTTAAGATTTTATTTCTGTTAATTAAAGATTTAATATGTTCTTTTCTTTTTTCTAACATAGTTATTCCTTCCTTTTTAATTTAATAAACTTTGGTCTGTTTTAGACCATAACACTTCTAAATCTGCTAACGTATCTTCCATGTTGTTTTCTTGAGCTACCTTATATAAAGCTAGGGCAACATGTTCAACTGTAACATAGAATAAGTTATCAGTGCTTTGATTAACTTCTTCATATATTTTCAAACCTAATTCAAATACCTCATCTTGTTTATAGTTAGATAGGCTAGGTGCCAGAGAGATAATCGTTGTTATTAAGTTTTCAAATAGGTTTTCTACTGAAGGGTACTCTTTAAGTTCTTCTTCAGAGAGAGTTCCTAAAAACTCTATGTAGCCCGTTGTGGCATCTTTTTTCATTTTGATTACCTCTCTTATTTTAATGTGTAATTAAACACAATTATTATTCATTATCTTGTTTTGCTAATTTTTGTTTTGACTTTTGTCCTGACTTTAATACACCCTTAGCTCTTAAGTCTCTTACGATTGTATTCAACCAGAAAGGGAGTACGTGAAGCATAGAAAGTGCATGTTTACATACGACTTGTGTAGGTACATTTCTAGTAGGAGCAATATCATTTTTGTCTATAGAATATCCTTTTTGTGTTCCAACGTATTGTTGTCCCCAATACTTACTTGCAGGACAAGTACAAGATACTGATATATCTCCTTCCATAGCTGCTCTAACCAATTCCATATCTGTAGTTTCTCCCTGCATCTTTAAAACTTCAACTAAGTCTTTTAAAGATACTTTAGTATTATATGAAGTAGGTTTACCTTCAGCTTTATTTTTCTCAGGGTCTTCTGCTGTTGCTACAAAAGTAATATAGTTATTTTCATCAAGTCCTGTATATCTAATTATTATCTTTTTAGATTTAGGGAGTCTTTTAGGGTCTTTAGCTTTAGAATCATCTTTTAGATTTTTATAAGTTGCTTCTTGGATTGTTCCTCTGAAGCGTTTGTAGTGCATAATATCTAAGAAGTTATATTGCTTGTAATTAGTATCTTCTAAAATTAAATCATATTCTTCTAAAAGTTCTTCTAATGAAGCAGCATTTAAGAACTCTTCTAATGTTCCTTCTAATTGCCCTGGAAGCCTTGTTTCACTTTTAGTAGTGTAAGCCCTTATGGCGTTCTCTGTAATCGCCTGTAACTCAAGCTCGTGTGTCTTTAAATCAATTTCTTCAGGGTAAGGTGTGTTATCAAACTTACTTGTGTCTAAATTAAGAACTTCTTCAAAGATATACTTAAACATTTTATCTCCATCTACTTTATCTATAAACCACTCTTCTTTAGCCATTGATAAAATATTTGTTGCGATATCAAAACTTGCTGTTAGTTTGTTTCTTTGTTCTTCACTTTCTTTAGTAGATACTTGACCTAATTCAATAGTATAATCAGGCATATCTTTTACATATCTATCTGCTCTACTGTAAGCCCAGTAGTATTCAATAGATTGTCTTAAGACATCTCTAAGAACATTTTGAAGTCTTTTAACTATTCTACCATGTCTTTCATCTATTTTAGAAAGTGTTTGTTCTCCAAGACCTCCTGGAGTTTCTTCTTCAAAACCTAAGTAAGCTTTAGGAGAAGCTAATCCAGCAAAGACTTTGTTTCGCATATAGTTAATATCTCCCATAGGTGTTTCAGTTTGTTCTCCACCCACTGGTTTAACATTAACTACACCACGCTCACCTTTCTTAGCAAGAAAGATTAAATCATCTACTGTTACAGGGTTTAGTCTATTACGATAACTCTTATTAGTTAAGTCTATTGATTCAGAGTTCTTAAAAGCGTTTTTAACATCTTCCATAATCTTGGTTGCTTCTAAGTTAGTGGAGTCTGATACATCTACTTCTACAATCTTAAATTGAGTAGCCTTAGTTAATCTGTTAGTTAATAAAGCATTCTCCATTGTGTTAAGCATTTGCCAAGATGAAATGATAGATTCTAAGATAGAACGGCCTGTTAAAATCTTAAATGTTTCAGTAGTTTTATTTTCACCTTTAGAGTCTGTAAATTCTAAGTCCATTTTACCAGCAACTTTTTTATTATTAAGACCTACAATAAATTTGTCTTTAGGAAAAATGTTATAACCGAATTTATTATCATCAGGTCTCACATATTGGTAAGGTTTGTTTTTAACTGCTTCTTGATAGTTCTCTTCAGGAGATACTGCAAAGTATTTAGGTTCTCCTGAACCTTGAATTAGAGGATTGATTAGTTGGGGACTTTCAGCTGGTGAGAATGACCATTCTCTACCATCTCTATTAGCTTTAGTATCTAAAAAGACTTTTCCATACTTAGCTAAATCTCTAACAATTCCCCAAGCTTCACTATCAACTTTAAAAACATTCCATAAAAAGTCGTTGATTTCTTCTTGAAATCTCGCATCGCTTGATTTGATAGAAGCCACATGTCCTGTCTTAGTATTGTTTAGTGTAGCAGCATCTGCATATAAATCTAAAGCAGCAGAGATTACTGCGTCTAAGTCCATCTGTTCATAGAGTTCAAAAAGCTTCTTCTCTTCTGATGATAAAGCATCTATGCTAGTGTCTAAAGAAACAGATGAAGTTTTAAGTGTTTTAATAACATTGTCTGTTGTGTTAGTTTTTTGATTCTCTGTTTGAACTGATTCTGTAATTGGTGGTTTTGGTGTAATACCAAATATTCTTTGTATTAAATTAGGTTTCTTTTCAGCCATAACTTCTCCTTCTATTTAAAGTCTTATAAACCAAAGTCTTCACTATTAAATTTCAAATACTCCATGTTCTCTTCTTCTGGGTCAATTTCTAGTTCAGCCTTTTCAATGTTGTGTCTGAAAGGCATTAGTTTTAAGACATAGTTTAAGGAAACAACATCTACTTTAGCTTCTGTTACAAAGAAGGTGTTTACTTTTCCTTTAGGGTCATCTATTAAATCTCCAGAAGGGTTTTCTGGATTTATTACTTTTGGTAAGAAATCATAAAAGATATCTATCTTAGTTCCTCTGATTAGTTGTAAAGGGTCTAAAACATAATTGCTATCTTCTTTGTTAGTATATCCTTCGTGGACTAATTGAGTAATATCTGTATTATCTAAAACATAATAATTAAGTTCTTGACCTTTAGTAATAGAGAGTTCTGGTTCTGTTACTACTTCTGCTTCTCTCAGGATATGGGTAGGAGCATAAGCAATGATAGGGACTTCATCTTCTCTATACCAACCAAGTGTTTTAAGTAAATGTGGTTTTGGTCTTTCATCAAATATGATATATGTATTAATTGCTTTGTCTGTATTATAAGTAAATAACTCACTAGATAATTCTGTTAAGTCGTGAGTATCTACTGGAGTAATCTTTACTTCACTACCACCTACTACAGCAGCTTCTAAGAATTGCAATGTGTAGTATCTTTTTTCTTCTATTGTAGGTAATATTCTTGCTTGTTTTCGTGCCATTAGATTCTCCTTTTATTTATTAATAGTAGGTAGTTAAGGTTAGGTTATTTAAGATTAACTTATTTATGGTTACATAATACGATTGACTGATTGACGAAATTCTTCGATTTTAACTCCGAATGTGTAATATTCTGGTTAATTTTAGAAAGTTTTCGTCAATCTCACCTCGAAATGGACGTGAGTAGAGATTTTGAGGTTTTAGATAAATAGACTGCTCTTATTATCCTGACCTAACCTTTTGTTTTGTTTTCCTTGATTCCTTTTGGAAGTGTTTGACATTCTGGAAATCCTTTGTTAGGAAGTCTACTGTGTGTCTGTAAGACTACGTAGCTTCCTTTTAAAAGTGAGTTCCAGAATTTGACGGGTTTTAAGCGTTAGAGATAAAACCCGTCTTGTAGATAAATAGACTTCTCTTATTATCCTACTTTCAAGTTTACACATGAAAAAATATGCTACCTATACATACCCTTCATTATATAATATACTTTAAGTATGTTTATATTAAACAAAAAGATAACATTTAAGGTTATCTTTTATATGTTATACCGTATTTGTTTATTGTTCTTCTAATAATGTTTCTGTCTATTCTCCAGTCCCTAAATCTTTGTAATTTAGTAAGCCTGTGTATAGTTAAATACTCTCCACTATTTATTCTTTTCTCTAACTCAGTTAAGATAACAGCTTCTTTAGATATAATTACAAATCTATTATGTACACTAGGAACAAAAGCTGAAGTTTTAGATAGTTTATCTGTAATAAGTAATCTATATACTTTTCTAATGTCCCAGTTGAACTCTTTTAATAAAACTAAGATAGTATTAGCGTAGTTAAACTTTGTCTTTGTAGGTTTCTCAGAAAGTAGTAAAGAAAGTGTATTTAACTCATCTACAGTAAGTGTATTGTTTGCTGTATACTGTTTAGTTGTTTTCAATAAGTCCCCCCAAGAAATTAATTAAGTACTCATCTACTACTGCGTGAATAGTAGGCTCAATGTATTTATGATTTTTGAATTGTTTAACTTCAAAGTCTTGATAAATAAATCCAAAACTAATGAGTGTTTCAATTACTCTGTATTTAACAAGTTCTTTTAAATTGTCTGAAAGCCTATAATCAAAGATTAAGTCTTCTATAAGTTGGGTGTCTATTTGTATTTTATAATATAAGTCTAACTCAGTAATTAAGTTCTTTCTACTTAGCATATCTAAAATGCCGTTGCTAGTTGTATAACCTAACCTTTCTATAGAGTATTTTAGTTCACTTTCTAAAAACACACTTTCTCTATATTTTTTAAGTTTTCTTAACCAAATAGCAGAAACATAAGAGTTTGCTCTATTGTAAATAAACCGTTCTAAATTAATTGCTTTTAATTGTTCTTCAGTTAGCTTCCTAACTCGTTCTAAAATGTATAGTAAAGTGTCTTGGATACAGTCCTGAACATTGTCAAACTTTTCGTATTTTAATTTAGCTCTTACAAACTCCTCCAAAAATATGTAAAGCTGTTCTACTAATTTATCTTCATCTTTAACTAACTCATTTGGTATGTTAGATTTGAACAGCATACAGCACCTCTTTCTTAATTATTCTAGTTTCTTAAAACTCTTCGTTAAATGTGTCCTCATCTACTTCTAAGATAGCATCTAATGTAGTGAACTCTGCTCCTTCTGCTGAGTTTAAGACATTAGCTCTTTCAGCTTCGGATTTAATTTCTACAATAACTGATTCTAAGTCTCTAATCTTATCTTGAAGTTTACTTTGTTCATGTAAATCAGTAACTGCTTGAACTAATTTTGTTAACTGTTCTACAGGAGCAATTTGAGCTTTGGATGATACTTCTAACAATTTGATAATATCAGATTGCTTCATAACACTTAACTCTTCTTCTTTAGAAAGAATACCCAATATCCTGTCTACGATTGTTTTATATAGAGGAGCTACTTCTACATGGTGTTCTACTGCTTGAGTAACTAACCCTGCTAATTGTGATAAGTTAGCATCTACTAAACTAACTTGATTTTCTGTTTTAACTAATTTGTTTGACATTATTTTACCTTCCTTATTTTAATTTGTTTAACTGAATGTTTTTTTGATAGAAGCCTTTATTAACATTTAAGATTCCTAACCACTCATTTTGATTTAACTCATTACTTTCTTTTAGTAATAGTATTAGTAAAAGAAAAGCTTCTAACTCATCGTGAGATACTTTCCTAACTTTAGGTGTACCATCTTTTTTAAGTTTATCATTAAGTATTTCTACTGTATAATTATTCTCGGTTAAAAAGTCTAAGATGTTATCTGCTGTGTGTCTACTTAGTTCTTTAGGATTTAAACCTTTCTTAACTTTTTCAGGTAAGGCTGAATTAAGGCTTCTTAAAGTGTTTGGGTTGACAGTAGAGATTTGTTTCACATTAGAGTATGAAAATAATGTTTTGGCTAATACTCCTGATAAGATACCTAACCTTGAAGCCATTAAAGAAGTTACCATAGGTTCTTCTATAATAACATTTACTTCATTGTATCCACTAAGGACTTTAAGGACTTCTTCTGCTATGTTATCTGCTCTTAGAATTGCTTTAGGATATGTTTCATTAGTTCCTTCAGGTGAGATAGCTTTAAAGATAAACTTCTTTTTACTAGGAACATAAACACAGACCCCAGTTCTACTATAACTAGGGTCTATAGAAATATATGCTCTGTGACTATTATAGTAAGTCATCTAAAGTGATTTGTTTATCAGTGGCTTTTGGTGGAGTTGCTTTTGTTGAAGCTTTCTTTGGTGGAGTTGTATCTCCTAATAAGTCATCTAAAGATACTGAAGGTTTACTGTTTGTTTCTTTAGGTGGAGTTGCTTTCTTTGTTGGAGCCTTCTTTTCAGGGACTACATCAAATCCTTCATCATCATCTTCAATACCATCTAAACTAAACGATTCTTCTAATGATACGCCTACTGAGAACGGTTCTCCTTCACCAACTTTACAAACTGCTCCTAAGTAAGCAGTGATACCAGCTTTACCATTAACATTGTAAGGCTTGATTGTGATATCTGCATCTGCTACCATACCAGCGTAGAACTCATCATGTTCATCTTCTTCTAAAAGTCTTGCTCTTCCATTTGCTTCTCTAATAAATAAGGCAGGTTGAAATTTAGGACTTCCAGCTTTAACAACAAAAGCACCTTCTTCGTGTGGGTTGTCTTCTTTTGGACCACGATAAGGTAATGTTAAATCATTTGGTGTTCTATTGTTCCAATGTGTTGCGATAGCACTTTGTGCTACTTCTTTAACATAAGCTTTAACTAAATCTATTGTTTCCTTATCCCTAATAATAAACTCTGCTCCCCAACTACCAGCTTTAAACTGTCCTTCAGGTCTAGCAGTAACTAGGTATGGATACGAAACGATAACATCAGTTAATCTTAGTTTCTTAATGTTGCCTTCGGCATCTCGTATAATTCTAGACATGTATTCACTCTCCTTTTTGTCTTTATACTATTAGAAGGTATTTACCTTCTATATACTATAGTGTAGAAATATTCTTTTTATATAAGGTGTATTACACTGTGTTGATTAAAAATAGACTACCTTAATGGAACACTTAGGCAATAAAATAGAAAGGAGGATTTATATATTTAGGAAAAATATATGGATTAATAAAACATAATTAATAATAAAAAATATAAAAGGAGTTCCTAAGTGTCCCATTGAGGTAGTCTATTCAGTTTTTAGTTTTAAATATATTCTTAGCAATTCTTGATAGTTAATCTTATCATATTGATAAGCTTTATAGACTTCTTTTAATAAGTTTTTAGTTTGGTCTGTTTCTGTTGTTTCTCTACTAAACTCTTTAGCTAAGTCTATTGGTTGGTTTTCTTTTAAGAATACTTCTTGTTCAGTTTCAGTAAGTTTGTTCCAAAGATGTTCTCCTACTTTATAAGGGTCTTCATTAATAAGTAGTTTAATAATATCTTCAGGCTTGTATAACTTTTGTTCTGAAAAGCACCAGAGAGTTTCTTTACCACCGTTATTATAGATAACTGCTGCTGGTGTGTTGGTGTTGTCATGAAAGGGACAGAAGCAAGGTCTACCCACAGTATAGATATTCTCTGAGTTGAGCTTAGGCAATACTGTGGTGAACTTTACTTTTTCATTTAGTAGTTTAATAAAAGTTTCTTTATCTACTTTCATAGTTGGTCTGGAACATTGATTTTAATTTTGTTCTTTGGTACATATTTAGCAGTTAACTGAACAAAAACATAACCACCTGAGAACCAATAATCTAACTCAGTGTACTTCTTGTTGGGATTTAATAAGATAGTTTTATCTACTTTACCTGTCTCATGGCTTTCTACAGTTCCTAACTCACCTTTGTAGCTACCTACTATAGAAGATGAGCCTCTAACATAAACTTCGGTTTGGTCTTTGTTTGTAGTTACAGTAATATCTTTATCTAAAACACCAAAGGCTTTTACTAAATATAGTTCAACATCACCTTTAATATCAAAAGGTTTTACATACTCTACTTCTGGAATATCATCTTCATCAGTAGCATCACGGCTATTATAGTTAAAAGGTTCTGCTCGTTTTTCAACTTCTTCTTTTATTCCAAAGACTTTTTTTAAATATTCAAGCTCTTCTTTTTTTAAATACTTTGTTAAATCTATCACTATCATTTCTTTTCCTCCACGACTTTTGGTTTGTTAATCTTAATTTTGTTTTTAGGTTCGTTTTTAGTAGTGAGTGTTACTACAACAAAACCTCCTACAAACTCATAGTCTAAGGCAGTGTATCTTTTACTTTCATCTAATAAGATAACTGCTTCTACTTTTTCATCAAAAGTGTTTACAATATCTGTACCTTCGTTTTGGCCAACATAGGTAGAATAACCTTCGATGTTAACTTCAGTTTGGTCTTCATTTAAAGTAATGTTGATATCTTCTTCTCTAACACCGAAAGTTCTAACATAAAAGACTTCTTTGTTTTTAAGTTTTGCGAAAGGGTCTTCATAAACATCTTTGGCTTTTTCCTCTGTACCAGTTTCTGTTTTAGGGTTTTGACAGCCTTTATCTCCTTCAAGATTTTCAACTATTTTATCTATTGGTTCACTTACTGTTTTTAAATAATCATTACTAAAATTCATTTTTTCACTTCTCCAATTCGTTAATTAAATTTCTTAATGCGATTGCAACAGAAAACATCTTAACATGCTTATCTGCTAATTCTTTTTCAAAGTGTACTGAATCAATACACTTCTCTATTTCTTTATATTTGTCTTTTAAATATTCTAAATCAATTTCAAAAACTTCTTTTTTCTTTAGGACGAATTCATTTTCTCCTATTTGTTTTATACTTGCCATACTCTTTATTATCCCTTCTATATACTATAGTGTGGAAAAGGATGTTTTATATATCCTTGTCTTCAAAGTCTTTTGTGTAGACTAATTTCCACGCTTCACCGAAGTCATCTATTAAATAGTATTCATCGTGTGTCATACTGTTAGGAGCTTCCATATAAGCAATCTCACCACACTCTTCACAAAGCTCTTCACCTGATGCTGATACGAACCTTGTGCCATCTTCTTTAAAGTGTTTTTCACCACAACCTTCACAAGTGTAAGTTTGTGTATTTAAGAACTCAGCTAATGTTTCTGGTTTGTTAGTTGGTTTGTTGTGCTTTTCACACCATTTTATAAAAAGTTCGAAACTTGTTTTAGTCATTTTGTATCCTCCTTATTCAAAATTAACTTCTAACTCTGGGAACTTCTCTAACAACTTTGTTTGAAGTTCATACAATAACTTGAAGCTTTCATAGTCTTCTTTCCAACCTATAATATCTTTTTGGAAGTAGTATTGATTGTCATGATAGTCATACATGTTTAAAGCTTCTTCTGGAGTTTTGTTCTCCATCACTTTGTCAAAATTCTTTAGTGTTTTTTTAATGCTTTCTTTTACTGGTTTGTTCATTATAAACCCCTTCCTTTTCTTATTCTGACTATAGTATAACATCAAAGAAAAAGATTGTCAACACTTTTAATAAATAAATTTTCTTAATTTTCTTTTACTGTCTGAAAAGGCTATAAAATCTTTTCTATAAGCCCAAGCACCTATTCTATTAGACTTTGTTTTTAGTTTATACCAAAAGGTGTAGTTAAAATATATTTCTTGCTCATCTCCAGTTGTCCAAGCCCAAATTTTAACTATAGTGTTATCATGTAGTAAACCATACTTACCATCTTCTTTATTATAATTTCTAAGTTTTGTATTCATATTATATCAAGTACTCCCAATCAAACTTTTGTGAAATGTCCTCAACAAACTCAAGGATATTTTTAACTATGTCTTTCTCTTCATGAGTTAAACCTAAAAAGTTGTGTGCTACTAATTCAACTCCTGTAAAAAATTCTTTGTTTCCATCTATGGTTGCTACAACAAAACAATTATCAACATCTTCCCACTTAACTATTTCATACTTAGTGATATCTATAAAAGACCTCATTGTTTTGGGGTCTTTTGTAGAAACACCTCTTCTTAACCCTATATTTTTAATTCTAATATTAACCATTTTGTTTCCTCCTAATATCTCTTAAACTCACTCTTGGGAAAAATCCACAATACTCCCTGACTACCTAAATCTGAAATAGGTAAAGCTTTTGGTGGTAGTTCAAACTCTACTACACTATCTAAAAGTTGTTGATTAAACTCTTCATCATCTGTGAAGTAATCTTTAATGTTCTCTTTAAAAGCAAATAGCCAAAGTCCTAAATAATGCTCACCAGCTAGTTCTTCAAGTTGTTCTATATATTCTATTGCTTTATCTTTTTCAGGTTCATCTATATAACCTAACTCAAACATTGTGTTGAGGATATCTTCATTACCTAAATCTTCATATTCATACTCTAAAATATCTAAGGCTTTATAAGGTCTTCTTGGTGAACCATAAAGTTCATCACTTCTATATCCTTTATTATTTTGAAGCATTGTGTAAAGTTCTTGTGTTGCTTGGTTCAGCTTTTCTTTCATATCTACCCCAATCACAGTTTAACTATTGTCCCTAATGCAATATCGTTTACATTAAATTTTCTATCACTAGAAACTCTTGTATTTCCATATACTTTTGTAAGTCCATATACTTTTGCATCACCAGAAACACTTGCATTTCCATACACTCTTGCATTTCCATACACTCTTGCATTCCCATGAACATATGCATATCTATGAATACTTGCATTGCCATATATTTTCGCACGTTTACCAACTATTGCATATCCATAAACAACAGCATCATCGAATACTCTTGCACTGTCAAACACTCCTGCATTGTCAAATACTTTAGCGTTGCCATAAACTTGAGCCTTGCCATATACTTCTGCATTACCATACACTCTTGCATTTCCATACACTCTTGCAAGTCCATACACTTTTGCATTACCACTAACTTTTGCATTATCAGATACTTTAGCACTGGCATGAACTATTGCTTTGTCATAAATCCAGCAATCACCTTCGTGTGATAGGTTATTTTCACTTTCTACAAAACCACCTAAGTCACCAGTTTTAACATTTCCAAAATCTTTTAAGGCTCTAATTCTGTAAACAGAGCCGTGTCCCGGCATCCCTTTGGTTTTATTTGTTAATTCATATTTTTTCATATACTTTCGTTCCAATCTAATCTTTCTAACGCTTCTTTACTTGTCATTTTCTAACTCCAAAATTTTTGTTTTAATTCTTTGATAATCTTCATACTCTATATGATTTAAGGCAGGAAATTCTTGCTCGTGCTTTTCTTTTTCACGATAAAGTGTTAATAACTTTTCTTGCTTTTGTGCCATTCTAATTGCTTTTGATATTTTATTCATTTGATTAAGACTTAACATATAACAATCATCATCTTCATCTTGTGGGTCTGTAAAACTATCTAGTAATATATCTAATACTTCGTCATAAATTGATTTACTCATTCTAATTCCTCCTTTAACTTTTTTATTTCTTCTGAAGTTAGTAAATTTTTCGCTTTCTTATATGCATTAAACATAATAATGTCATTTTTTAATTCCATTTCCTTATTATAAACTTCATTTTGACATACATTACAATAAGTTATGTAAAGATTTTCAGTAATTTCAATATCTTTAACTTTGTATGTTCTTTCTTCTTCTTTTATTATTACATCGTGAATCATACCACAGGTTTCACAATACTTGCTCATTTTTCTAACTCCTTATCTTCAACAATAATTCCAAAAACTGCTAATGCCCTGTAAATATCATTATATGTTCCTCTGCGACTTAATTGCGTATATTTTGCTAAATCAGAAATTAAATCTATCGCTTGCCACTCTACTACTTGCCACGATACAGTTTTCCTTAAAGCTCTTCTCGCCTCAGTAATTGCTGGTAAGTCGTCTAAATCATTTTTTTATTATCTCCTTTATCGTTCGTATCATTACTTAATAGTAAAGGGCTTATTATTCATTTTTGAAGGACAATCGTCAAATTATTTGATAATTAGCCTCAATAATCAACTCTTTTATTCATTTTTGAAGGACAATCGTCAAATTATTTGATAATTAGCATTATTAATTAGTTTTTTCATTTTATTCGCTCCAATCTAAACGCTGACCACACTCACTACAATAATTTGAATACTCACTTAAATAATGTTGGTGACAATTAGGACAATAATTATAATCAGTTTTAAACACTTTCTTTGCCGTGTCTCTTTCTGTTAATTCTAATAACCTTTTATCTTTCTTTTTAAGACGTTCTAATTCGTTGAGGGCTTGTTGTATCTCATCGATGACTTTTTCATCTGCTGTAATAGGTAATAAACGTGCTGACGTTAGTGTGTTAATTACTACTTGTTTCGTAATAATGTTTTTATCTGTTGCTTTTTCATGCATAATCATTTTCTTTCTCCTTATCTTCAACAATCATTTTTGGTTGTTTTTATTTTCAACAATCGTTTTTGGTTGTTCGGTATGAACTGATACCAAAAACTTGTACTTAGTGCATATTGGGCTAAGTGTCCTATTAAACGAACGATGTAATATTGTTTGTCATTTTACTGCCTCCTGTTTATTTATCTATATTCATTATATCATATCACTTTTAAAATGTAAACAGTATTTTTAAACTTAGTCTTTTAGTAATGTCAATAAGTCTTTCGCAGATATTACACCGAACTTTATCGCCAACTTTAAATTTACTCACACACAACAAGTTCCCTTAATCTCTCTTTTGTTATCTCAAAATATTTTGTCAACACTTTTGTTAAATGTTTTTATAAGTGTTAGTTCTAATTTATATAACTTACTTAAAATAATGTGGGATTGTTATCTAAGTAATCCTTTATTTTTACTTTACTTGCTATGGTTGATTCTTCAACAAAATTATATTTATTGAGAATTTTAAAACTTCTTTTAGGATTCTTATTTAAAAGTAGTAATAAGTTTTTAACTGATTCAATAGGAGAGGTAATTCCTTTTTCCCAGTTAGTTATTGTTCTATGACTAACACCTACTAAATTAGCAAATTCTTGTTGTGTTAGTTTTAATTTTTTTCTTAATTTAATTATAAATTCTTGGTTTATATTAACATATTTTTTATTCATTATATCCCTCCTAACTCTTCTAAGTATTCTTTTAATTCTTGTGTGTATACTGTATCAACAACTTCTTCTAAAATAATATCAAGACCTTCACTTGGAATAACTCCTGAGTATTTAAGAGTTATTTGGTCAAAGTGTATTGTTCCATATTCTTCTATTATTTCATCAAAGAAGTCAAAGTTATAATCATCTAACTCTAACTTATCTAAGTCTAAGTTTTCTGGATATACTACTAATACTTTAGGACTTCCTTCACCTTCTGAGTTGTTAGCAAAGTTGTAGGCTGAACTTATTACTGTGTCTAACCAAACAGACTTGTCATTCCAAACAGACTTCTCTGGAGTTATTCCTTTTTCATAAATACTTTTTAAGTTTGCTGAAGTTGTTCCATGAAACAGTATATGGTTTTCTTTTAACTCTAACTTGTGTCCTTTATACTCAAATGTTTTTAATACTTTACCCATAGTTTTCTCCTTTACCCACCCATAACTATATTAAATAGTATTTTTAGAGCCTTTATTGTTTTAGATAGTCCATCATCTAAGTTTACTTTATAAAAGTAGGCTACTTTTTCTATACCTAAGTTTGAGTATTTCTCTGCCATAGCTTCTAAGATAGCAATATCTTTCTCAAACTCTTGTAGCTTTTGTTTTTTACTCATCTTTCCCCAACTCCTTAAATACTAATTGCTTTGGTAATAGCCCATTACAGAACCAACTTGTATTAAACCAAGCACCAGCCTTACCTTTAGTAAAGTTTACTCTACCATCTAAGACTAATACTTCAATATTGTTTTCTCTAAATAGTTTACCTCTAGCCATTCCTTCTAAAGAAGTGATAGGTAATAGAAAGGCAAACTGTTTATTTAATTCATAAGCTCTTTTTAAGAACTTGTCTTTCAAACTGTATGGTGGATTAGTGATTATTATATCATACTCAAAGTCTGGAGTATCTTCTAAGAAGTCAAAGTCATCTTTATGTGAAGCTACTACTGTATAACCTAACTCTCTTAATCTACTTGTTATTTGAGAAGCACCAAAGTCTGTGCACTCCCAAATTACTTTATCTTTAGGAATGAACTCTATTAAAGGCTCTATTGCATAAGCTGGTGTATAAACTTCATCAAAGACACCACCTGCTTTTAATTTCATTAAAGGGCTTTGTTTTTTACTCATCTTTATCTACCTCTTTTATTAATATTTTATTTGTGCCTTTAGTCATCTTTTCACCACTACTGTTTTAACTAAACTTTCGTTCCCACAAAACTTTTTACTTTATTATATAGGAAGTTTTTACCTACGTCAACATAATGTGGGTAAATTATTCTTTATTTTTCTAAATCTTTCACTAGCTTTAACTTTTTTATTTCTTCAATTATTTCTTTTGACACTCTTGCACTTTCTTCTGCTATATCAGAGTCCCAATAATTTATTCATCGTTTTCTAACTCCTTTTGATTATCTATAGTATTGTATTCAGATGTTGTTGTTGTATTACTAGTTTCATAAATAGGTGCGTTTTCAACTACTCGTGATGTCCAACTATCCACTAAAATCAATTTACCATCAGGCGTTGGAACCCATTGGTATCTCCCAAATGTAAAGTTCATTTTGTTTCCTCCTCCAAACTTTCATAAAACTTACCAATCATTGTGGTTAGGGGTGGTGTAAGGTCATCAGTTCCCCAATATATTGTTCCATCTTCTTTTAACCAACATATAGGTCTTAACAGATAACCAAATACAAAACTTTTCTTATCTTTTAAGTATTGAATACCTGCATTATTATATCTTTTACTCAATGCCTTACACACTTCATCTTCTGTCGGTATAGGTGTATCTCTTTCTACTAATTGTTCTAATACGTCTACATTTTCTTTAATTATTAGAAATCCTAATTCACTACCATCCTCTTTAAGTTTTTCTAATAAGTATTCTTTAATGTTTTTTAATGCTTCTTTACTTGTCATTTTCTTTCCTCCTAACACACACTGTGCATACTAATAATATCACTTTTATTTTAGTTTGTCAACTATATTTTAATTAAGTCTTCTAAACTAATAGTTCCTTCATCAAAGTCTTCAGCAGTGATACTTTCTCCTGTAATAGATAAGCTACCTATTCTGTAATACTCCCCATAAAACTCTAACTGTAAAGGGTTGTCAGGGACTGAGCCATCACGAGCTTTAGGTATGTTTACTAATAAAGTATTGCGTGTATCTAAATCTTTATATAAAGTAATCATAGTTTGACTAGCTCTTTCAATCTCATTCGCATCTGAAGCACAAGTGATATCATATCTACCTTTATTTTTAGGTTTACTTGCTTCTGCGTAAGATTCTCTATTTATCTGAGATACCATAAAAATTGTAATCTTTTTACCTGTATCTAAAAAGTTCAAACTTTGTTTTCTTAAATAAGATACCCAGTCGTTGAGAGTATCTGTTACACTATTGTATCGCTTACCACCAGCAGCAGTAAACTTCAGTAGTGCTAATTGGTCTAAGATAATTCCATCTAAACCTTCACCAGTTGTTTGCTTAAACAGTAAATCTGCTTTTCTAAAAGTATCACTCATATCTAAGAAGGTGTTATACTTGACAGAAGTTTCATCCCAAATGATTAGTCTATTATTTAGTTTTTGGAGTAAATCTTGGTAATTTTTATCATAAAGTTCTTGTAATGGTTTCGTTAGTTTATTATCACGAACCCAGTTAGCATTTATTAAATCGTTTCTATTTCGTGCTATCTTTGCCGAATGATTTAAGACTAATCTATTAATTAAAGCTTCTGCTGTTGACTCTAAAGATATGTGTAACATATTCTTACCATCCAAAGCATTATCATAAGCTATCTGCATAGCTGCTGTTGATTTGCCACTCCCAGCAAAACCTAAAATAGTAATTACATTTCCTGGCACAGCTTTACCTGCGTGTTGTTCAATCCGATAGTTTAGAACACTTAGTCCATCTTCTTTATTGTGTAGGGTGTTATATAAACTTCCTTCTACTAATAAGGCGTTCTTAGGTATCTCTGAACTACTCTCTAATAACTTGTTCTCTAAGATTGAGTTTACTTTAACTTTAAGTTCTTCTGGTGAAAGTAAATCAACATCTCCACTCAAAGTTAATAAATCCTTTTTAAGCTTGTTTTTAGATTGAGTTGATATTAAACTCACGATTGCTGAATCTATTGCTTCTTTCTCAATGATATTCTCAAACAACCCAGTGTCTGCGTAAGAATACTTTTGCTTAATGTAAGCTACAGAAGGAAGTTTATTTAATTGAATTCCTTCACGAATATCTTTGATAATGTTTTTATCTACATCATTGAGTGTAAGTAGGCCTTCTAACTCTGTTATTTTGTTTTCGGCAAACTTAACATCTTCATAGTGTAAGATTGAGGTTAAAATATTGAATGTATTTGTGTTCATTAAATAAACCTCTCAGTTCTCGTTTTAGGCGTTTTTTTAGTTGAAGTTGAACCTTTAGTCATATCTAAAGTTAAATGATTACTGTCAAAGTAATTATTCAGTTTAATTGTAGTTCTGAGATAGTCTTTACTATCTAAAACATCAAAATAGATAATTGTATACTTTTGGTTATTACTTCTCGTTTCTACTAAGTCTATCAATAGGCTTTCTAAATAGTCACTAGTATAGTCAAATTGAGATAAAGAGATGAATAATAAATCACTATAATACATTTGATTATATAATACTTTGTCTTTATCTGTGCTTTCTAAGAAGTGCTGATTGATAAAGTGTTGACCTGTACTTACGACATAGTCTAACACTCTGTTATTACGCAACGAGTAATAAACTCCTAAAGTGTAGTAAATAGCGTTTCTGGAGTCAGAGCCATAAATTAATAATGAATCTTTTCCTGAAAGTTTACTACGCTTAATAAACTCTTCAACTTTAGAAACCTTACCAGCAAAGACTTCAGTTGAACCAACTATTAACTTTTCAAACTTATCTTTTAAAATAACTTTGTTTAACATTTGCTCTCCTTATTTATTCTACTTTATTTATCCTCTATAATATTAATGTATATTATTAATAATACTCTCTTTATAATTATTAAAAAGAAAAGAGAGAAAGAGAAATAATAAAGTAGAATAACAAATAGTTTTATTCTACCTTACTATTTATCTATAGTGGTTGTATCTATTGTTTTATATTGTGTTGTTATTGTATCTGTTATAGTTATAACTGCTACTGTAATGTTTGTAATACTTTGTGTTGTTTTTGTTTGGTATTAGTTTTTGGTACGCTATTAGCGAACTGACATATTTAAGAAATCAACTTATGCTACAAGGCTTACTCCTCGCAATCCGTTATCTACCTTTAACGAACCCGTCAGGTGCTCAATAGTTTAATATCATGATTCCCGAGTCTATCTACGGATGACTTACTCTAACACTTCTCAGTCGTGCCATGTTAGAGGGTAGTATCTCAACTACTCACTTCTGAATTAACTTTAAGTTTATAACCTGTGTTTAATCTTCACCTAAGATTGAAGCAGTCTCAGAGTCTGCTCTAGTTAAGAAGCCACCATTGTTATCTACGAATTCAATAATCTCATCCCAATGTTCTTCAATTAACTTCCAAGTTCCAGCTTGTCCTCTATCTTTATATTCACCACTAGGTAATTTAAGGTTTGGCCATGCTCCTGATTTAAGAACTGTTCTAATTTCACCAGTTGTTTCATCAACGAGTTCAAAGTTCTCTAACCATTCTCTGTAAGCCCATTTATTAGATACACCTTTACCGAAGTAGATAAAAGCATCTACTGCTCTGAAAGGAAAACCTAATCTATTCTTTAAAGTTGTCATTTGGACTTTAGCACCGATTGCTTCTGCTTTAGGTATTTTCTTACCATCTTTAGTAAGTGTATCACCTTCACCAACATAATCTCTTCTCATAAGCCAAATTTCTATTGTAGCAACGTGTTTAGCAGCTCTACCACCTGTAGGCTTAACGATTGCATGGAAGCCACTCAAATCTGTTCTTGCTTGGTGAATAACAACTAGTGTTGCTTCACTTCTTTTTACTACTGAGTTTATTCTAGGGAAGTTTACTGACCACATTCTTGCTGAAGCTCCTACAGGGTTTTTAGAAGAACCTAAATCATCTTCAGCGATTGCAGACTCATCCACAACGTTTGAATCAGAGTCAATTACAATCAAGGCAACATCAAGGTCGCTCGTAGCTGCTTTAATTATAGTAGCTACTTCTTGGATTGACTCTACATCTAATAAATAGAATAAACCATCTTCATTCTCTTCTGTGTGTAAGTGTTCTATTACTCCGATACTTTGTAACATATCGTAAGTAACACCACCTTCAATATCTAAGTAAATTACTTTCTTACCATATCTTTCAATGATATCTTTTCCAGCGTGAAGCATCATAGTAGTTTTACCAGTCCCTTCTTCACCACCGAGAGCTACTATCTTAGATTTTGGTAACCCACCTTCAGTAAGAACATCTAAAGCTTTAATACCTGTTTCCCAACGAGGTGTTCTAACTGAACCATCTTCTTGAACTTCAGGTTTAGATAACCTGTACTTATTTACTAGCTTATCTAAAGCACTTTGTTTTTTTGACATTTAATAATCACATCTCCTTTGTGTTATTTTAATAAGGTAAGACACACTAAAAAATTAAGTGTGCATTATCTTTCATATACTATAGTGTAATAAAGTTGTTTTTATATTTTAATACTCATGCTCTGTAAGTTTACCATTCTTATGTCTTACATATTTTGATACTGTGTTTCTATAGTTAATTACAAAGCCTTCTACGTCTCTCTTTACTATGCCTATATACTTTGTGTATAAATTATTGAGTTCTTCTACTGAAGGAACTTTATCTAAGACAGCTACAGTAGGGACAGTACCTAAGTAGTCAGGAATTTCTTGGTTAGAGAAAGGGTACTTAAATAGTTCATGTGTATACAACAAGTTTTTAATTGCATAGTTATTACTATCATCTAAATAAATGTTAGCTTTAGCAAATACATAAACTCTTTTTGGAAAGTTATTTTGATACTTAATTTTACCCATACCAATCCACTCACCAAAGAAGCCTGAGCCTTCGTGTAAGTTTTCTAACAAATCTTTGCCGTGTTCTTCTAAAAATGGAGCTAGTCCCTTATAACCCGTGTTTTTAAGTATATCTTTGTGTTCTACTTCTGGTGACCATACTAAAATGTTATTTCTTTGTGCAATAATAAGTTTATCATTTAATTTGAAAAAGCCGATGTTAGAACCATCTAACTTTTCAGTAATATGAACTACTGCTTGTTCATCTTTAATTCTTTCTGTTTTTGGATATAATGTCTTTTTAATTACTTCCATGTTTGTTCTCCTTTAATTTGAAAGTTTAACAATCTCAGCTTTGTTAATCTTAGTTAAATCTACATCAAATACTTGAAGTCTTTTAAGAGCTTCTTTATAGTACTCTTTAAGTTTAGTTTTAATCCTTAAGTTGTTGTTATTATGTTTTAAGATATCGTGTAGAATTAAACTAGCCATAAAGCTTTCTACATAAGTGGTTCTATACCAAACATACTTAGCTCCTGAACCAATCTTTTTCTCTACTGATTCATCGGTCATAATAAGTAACTCTGTATATGGGTAGAGTTCTTGAACATAAAATAATGCTACATATTCAACAATGTCATTAATCTCTTCTTTATAAGGATTATGTAAGACTATGTTTTCTTTTTCTTTTTGTAATAAGATTCTAATTCTTGTATGTAATTGAATAAATCTTGTTTCTTCTCTTGTTTCCATTTTATCTATCCCCTAAAATCTTTTCTAAAGTTAAAGCCAGTTCTGGAGTTATTGGTAAACCACTAACTCTTTGAATGACTATACATTCACTACCTATTGATATCTCTAAGATATCACTGTTGCTTGATTTAATAAATAATAAATCTGTTGTTGCTTTGTCGTAGTCAAAATAAACTTTGTCTATGACTTGATTATCTACAATTAGTTTATAATACTTTTTCATAGTGTTTCTAACATCTCCTTTATGCTTATAGCAATTTTTCACCAAGTTCTCCTATTATAATATGTTGACTTTCAAAAATGTTTTTAAGTAGATATTTTAACACATCTACTACTATACTATTACCAGCTTGTTTATATCTTTGTGAATCAGATATACCTGCTTGTTCTACTTTGTTATGGTCTTCATCATCAAATCCCATAAGCCTCCAACACTCTAAGGGTGTTAGCTTCCTTAACCTTAGTTGATTACTCTCTATAACATAATTGTCTTTAGGCACTGTCGTAAGTGTGTTAGATACTCCTTTAAGGTTAGGTTCCATCACTTGTGTTAATTTAATACCTTCAGTTCTATCACTTAAGTTATCTAAATTTCTTCCCCTAGAAGCTCCTATGATTGAACCGTATTCTTCTAACTGTTTATAAAACTCTTCTTTATCTTTAATAATTAAAGGAGTTGATTCTAATATATAGTTATCTGTGGGTCTGTTACCTGTATTCGTAGTTATGGTATAAGCTACTCTACTTCCATCTATGTGTGGTGAAAATCTTTTAGCTCTATCATACTTAGCTTTAGATTCTTCACTTTGATTAATTCCTGTAAGATATTCTACCATTCGTTTACTTGAGTAATACTTTTCATCTACTTCTGCCTCTAAGTAATCCTTAATTCTTTTTTCTAATTTGAATGGTTCTGGCCACTCAAATAAACCTGTGTCAATGTCTTTCCTGATTGACACTATAAACACCCTTTCTCTGTTTTGTGCTACTCCATAATCTTTGGCATTTAAAACCTTCCAGTAGTTATTATAACCTATAAAGTCTAGCTCATCTAAGATTGCTTTAAACTCTCCTTCAAACTTTTTACCAACAAGCCCTTTTACATTCTCTGCTATAGCTATCTTTGGCTTTACTTTATCTACTACTTTTAAAGCATCCCAAACAAGTCCTGACCTTGTTTTGTTTCCTTGTTCATCTGTTAAGCCTCTTTGATAACCAGCTACTGATATATCTTGACAGGGAAAGCCATAAGTTAATAAAGTTATATCTTCTGAAGTATTTACTTTGTCTATATTTTCTACACTACCTATATTAAGGCTTTCATCTACGTTATGTAAAACTGAATAAGCTTTACTTGCAAATCTATCTATTTCTGAATAAAGTTCTATTTTGTGTTCTATACCTAATCTTGTTAGTGCTGTTTCAAAAGCACCTACTCCACTAAATAAACTTACTATATTTATTTTATTCATTATCTACCTCTCTTTTGCTTTATAATTTTATATGTTGGGTGGTCATACTCTTTTGAACTAAATCCTATTGATTTGATATACCCATGAAATACAAACTTAGGATTGTCTTTTAGGCTTTCTCTTCTGATTGCTTCCATACAAGTTTTAACTATGTCTTTCGGATGAGTAGCAAATCTTTTAGGTTGCTTCTCTTTTAAGTATTTATCATATGCTTCAACTAATAAGTCATGGTCACTCAACCACGCAAGTGTTCTGTTAGTTAATAAAAACTCTTCATAGATATAATCAATTAGGTGTTTAGTTTTACTCATAAGCTTTCTAACCTCTCCTTAGCAATATCATAATATTGTTTTTGTAATTCTACTCCAAAGAACTTTCTACCTAACTTCTTAGCAACTATTCCTGTTGAGCCACTACCGAATAAAGGGTCTACTACTAAGTCTCCTTCTACTGTATTAGTCTCAATAATCTCAGCTAATAGTTTATGGTTCTTTTCAGTTGGGTGATACTTACTACTTCCAGTCGGTGCTATGATATAGTTTTTAGACATAGGGACATTTAACTTACCAGTGCCACGCTTTTTAAACCAGACAGCGTTCTCTGTGCTTGACATTAAAATATACTGTGCGTTCATAGGACTTGGATTAGACTTAGCCCAAATCAGTTGTCTAACTGTTCCTTTACCTTCTTTTTGCTTCTGAGCGAAGTAAGCGTAAATCTCTGAGTATTGTTCATTACCACAAAAGATAACAAAGGTGTCAGCTTTGTTATAGATTGCGTTTAAGAAGTCTTGGAGTTCAAATGTGATATCATCTGCATGACTTTTATCTAATACTCTAAGACCTTGTGATTCTCTGCTAACTTCACCATAAGGCACATCTGTTAAAATTAGTTTAGCGTAAGGTAATTCTACGTTAAACATGTTGTCATTAATTAAAGTTATTTCTTGTTTCAAAAATAATGCACCCAACCTTTCCAGTCTATACTAATATATTGAACTGTACCTAACTGTAGGCTATTAACATACTTTACTTTTCTAAAAGCTTTTCTTTTTGCTTGTCTGAAAGTGAACGCTTTATACTCTAAAGAAATTATTGGTGAAGTATTAGTATAATAAGTTATCTGATATCTTCTCATGTTGTTCCTCCCTACTCTACAAAGTGTCCAAACTTTGCTTTATCTTCATATTTGACTTCTAATAACTTTAAGTCGTTAATAATATTCTTAGGCTTACATTCTTCATATAAACCTTTGTCAGGCTCTATATAACCTTTATCACTAAAGATATAGATTGCCATAGGTTGTTCTACACCGATAGCATAAGATAGTTGAACTTCGCACCACTTTAAGTCGTGTCTCTTTAAGTATCTAACTGCTATCTCTCTTGCTTTATAGGCTCCACTTAAATCTACTTTTGATGGGTCTTTACCGTTAAGAGAACCACCACCTACATTAGCAAACCCTTGGTAAGCGTCTACTACAATCTTTCTACCAGTAAGTCCAGCGTCTCCCTCAAAGCCACCTACTAAAAACTTACCTGTAGGGTTGATTAAGATTTTCTTGGCTTTAAGTCCGTGGTTATTTAAAATACCAGTAATACCTAATGTAATGATTTCATCTGTTCTTTCTCTATCTTCTTCATCGTTGTTATAACTAACTAAGAATGTTTCAACAGATATTAAGTTAAAGTCAGAATCATATCTACCAGTGATTTGAGCTTTGCCATCTGGTTTGAAATTTGCAACGGTTTTTCTTATTACGTCATACCACATTGCAAACTCTTGAAGGATTACTTGGGCTTTAGGTAAATGTTGTGGTGTATCATTACACGCATAACCGAACATCATTCCTTGGTCACCAGCTCCACCTGTATCTACTCCTTGAGCAATATCTAAGCTTTGCTTTCCAATGTTATCTATAATTTGATACTCTGTAGTATAGCCTATATCATCTAATACTCTTTTGGTGATATAGTTAATATCAACTTGTGCGTTAGAAGTAACTTCTCCTGTGATAAAGATAACACCTTTACCACCAACTACTTCAACACCTACTCTACTGTTCTTATCTTTACTTAAGTAAGCATCCAATATTGCATTGCTAATTTGGTCACAAACCTTATCAGGGTGTCCTCTAAACACAATCTCATTACTGAATAATCTATTCTCCATCTTTAACTCCTTCATCTACAGAGATTACATAAAACTTATTATGACCTTCTGCAGAGATACTTTTAATCTTTTTATCTTTAATTAACGCTTTTGCTAATTCTTCTAAACTACGGTATGCTTTATAGACTACTAATTTATCTTTACTATTGCCATAAGCTATTGCATATTTTTTAACTACTTGTTCCACCTTTCTATTACCTCCAACATATCTCCTTTTATTTCTCTTGCGATACTCCAATTAATCTTTTTAATATTGTTATCATTCTTTTTGTTATGGAATGATGAGTAGAAGGTTGGGTTAGGTTTTAATCTAACTTTTCTACTTCTATTATCTTCTACAATTAAATCAACTTTAGGTGTTACTACTACCAACTTAGTAGGTAAGCTATACTTTAAGACTGCGTTATCACTTGGTAAGTCAGTATTCATATATCTAAAACCTCTCTCAATCAAAGGGCTGATTTGAGGTAAGATAGTTTCTTTATCATCGACTCCACAAAGTAATTTAGTATTACCATAACCGATAATATCTAAAATGTAAACGAAGTCTACTTTAGGATTACTTTGAGCGTATAAACTAGCTCCTACCATACCAGTTTCCTCTTTATCAAAGAAAACTATTTCTACTGGTTGATTAAACTTTTCAACATCTTTTAATTCTAACGCTAAACTAATTAGAGTAGCCACTGCGACTGTATTATCATTAATACCTACAGAAGTCCCCCACACATCATAATGTGCTCCAAAAGCTAAGGCTTTCTTTGTCTTAGAACCAAACCTAATAATAACATTTCTGGTATTGGTTTCACCACCTAATATTTGTAAACTATATTTAATACCAATCTCGTTTAAAATATTAGTTAGAGAATCAAATCTACTTAACTTACCATGGTTATCTATAAAGTATTTTACTATGTCTTTTACATCTTTAGAATTTTTAAAACCTACCATTAAACTCACCTACTTCTATTACTAAGATATTATCCCCAGCAACTTTAACTGATACTATCTCGTGTAGTAGGTACTCCCAAGCTGTTTGATAAATGCGTAGAGCAGTTCCTTTAACAACTACTTTTCCACCGATTGTTACTACTACTTGTGTTTGTGTTGAAATTACTTCAATTTGTTCTTTTAAATTCATTGATATATCCTCCTTATTTTTATTTACCAATTATTTAAGTCGTAACCTTGATTAAGTCTACTTATGAACTTTTTAATAAGTTTGTGAATTATACTAGGGATTTTTAAGCCTAGTGCTTCATAGTTTCTTTTTAACTGTTGTGGTCTACTAATTAAGATACTAATTAGTTTTAGTGTTCTGGAGTTGTATACCATAGTTAGACCTGTGTCTGTAATTACATGATATTCTGGACCATTCCAATGTTCTTTGTCAACCAAGAATGTGTCTACTGCGTTTCCGATATCTTCATTTAAGATTTCACGCCACTTTTTAAGTCTGTCATATCTGTCTACCATGTGAGCAGTTTCTCTAGAACTGTTCAGTAGTACATTGCCAAACTCTTTAGGTTCTTTTCTTAATACTTTATGAACTCTTTTAGGACCCATAAGTACCTCCTTCTTATCTATTCTGACTATATTATAACATCAAAGAAAAAGGTTGTCAACACTTTTTATTAAAAATTTGTAAATAATAAAAAACTCATTTTTTTCTGAGTTTTTTATTACGACAATGTTTGTATTTTAACAAGATTACTTAATATAAATTTTACCATCTTCTGCGTAAAGTTTTTCATAAATTTTCTCAGGCTTAATGAGAACTCCTCTTACACCTAAGAACTCATCGGTTATTCCTAAGGCTTTCCTATACTCTTCCATGAATACATTGTTTGAGATTGGTTTTAACTCTTTAACGAAAGGAATTAAAGCTCTTAAACTTGTTTCAACATCTTTACTGAAAGATATATAAGCATTTCCTTCTTTTGGCTCAACTACTACTAAGATAATTCCTTTGTTTTTGACACAGTAGTATTCTGTGAAGTCGTCATGCTTTAAACTATACACTCCGTTTTTAATAATTCTTTTTGTATTACTCATAATCTTTCTCCTTTATTTTTAATACTTTATACTTAACATCATCTTCAACATCTTCAAATGCACAATCTAATTCTTCTTCTAAGCTGTTGATTAGGTCTTGTAATTCTTTTAATGATTCACAGTTGTATACTGTGGTGATATTTACTTCAGGCTTACTTGACCTAAGTTCTTTAATTAAGTTCTTTGTTTCTAAAATACTTTCTTTTTTAGGAAGAGCACTAATTAGGTCTTCCAATAAGTCTGCTAATTTTTCGTTGTTAGTTATATTTGTCATTTAAGCTCTTCTATACTTTCTACTAATTTACTAAAGATAATTTCTTTGAAGGCTTCATCATCAATTTGTGGTGCTCTCTTCATAGACACAACTATTGAGAAATGTGCTGATTCAATACTGTCTAAAATATCAAGTCCTGTATTTCTTTTATCTAACCACTCTGTGTGGTTATAGATACTTTCTCTGTCTACTAAGACTTTGTTTTCTAAAACATCTCTAAGTAGTTTACTTTTAGCTTTTGCGATAAGTTTAAATACTTCAACATCATCTTCAGGGAAAACTGTTTCTAAATGTAAGAGCTCTAAATATCTGTTTCTTACATCAAGTTCGTTTTCTTCTATCCACTTTATTTTATCTTCTAATTTTTGATATATCATTTTATTTCCTCCTACACCTCATAAACTTCACCGTTTTTAACTTTATAAACTTTGTCTGCTTTCTCAATAACATCTCTGTCATGAGTAACTATTACAAAAGTGTAATCTCGTTCTTCAGACAACCACTTTAAAAACTCTAAAACATTATTAAGATAGTCTTTTGAATTTTCATCTTCAGGGTCTATCTTAGATATTTCTTTTAAGCCTTCATCAATAAACATATATTTACTTAGTCCATAGGCTTCTACATAATAGATTTGGAGAAGTAATCCTAATGTAGCTAGGATACCTCCACCTACTGCATCTAAGATAGGTTGTTCAACACCATCTTCAACTAAAACTAATTCTAATCCAGGTCTTTTACTCTCTTCTTTTAACAGTAGTTTAATCGCATAGTTTTTGTCAGTGAATATTCTTTGTAAGGCAAAGGTTAAAAACTGCTCTAAGCTCTCCTTAGATACTTCTACGAGCTTCTCTAATAATAACTTACAAGCATAAACTACATTAGAGTTTAACTCTTGCTTATTAGTTAGTGAAGTTAGTTCTACTTCTAAGTTATCTTTGGTTTTTTGTAAGGACTTTTTATGTTCTTTTAAGTGGTTTAGTTTTGATTGAATTTTATCTAACTTGTTTAGTTTACTTTCTATCTCTAAACTACTCATCAGTTTCATTTAAGTATACCTCAGCTTCAGTTAGTTTTTTATTAACAACTTCTATCGCTTTAGCAACCTTTGCTTCTGCTTCTTCTAGAGAAGTAGTTTTAGTTAATTCTAAAACTTGTTGCTCTAAAACAACTCTTTGATTAGTTAAGGTGTTAACTGTGGCTTCTGCTTTAGCCCTTTCTATTCTTAACATATCTAAAGTGTTCTTAAGTCTTTCGTAGCGTTGTATTAAATCTTTATTTGCTGTTGACATCTTTAAGCCTCCTTACATTCATCTAAAGTGTTGCCACATAAAGGACATACTTTAAATTCAGACAATTCTTTTTCTATCTCAGAGATTGCTTTATCATACTCTGTGAGTTTATTTTCAGTAATACTTATCCTTGAGTTTAACTTATTGATTTCTAAAAATGCTTCATTTGTTTTTTCAAAACTATCTATCTTATCTTCTAAGCCATGTAAGTAATGTTCTATTCCAGATATCTTATTATTGATAAGTAGTAGTTTATCACTCTCTCTTAATAGGGTGTTGTGTTGTATATTAATATGTTCTAACTCAGAGCCGATACTCTCAATTAGCTTTATTGATTTATCTAATCCTTTTATTTTAGATTCTACATCAGATATTATAGTGTTGTTTTGGTCTACTTTATATTTGGCTTCATCAATTTGTTTATCTATTGATAGTAAGTCATTCTTAATCGTGTTGTGTTTAATGATTAAGTTATAAAGTGCTTTTAACTCATTTAAGTTAATATCTTCTATTGGTGCTAACTTCTTAATTAAGATATCATTATCTCTGATTTCATTTGTCTTAGAGTTGATTTGAGCATTGATAATATCAAGTTGTTTAGTGTTATCTTTATACTCTGCTTCTTGAAGGTCTTTTAATGTTGTTACTACTTCTTGCTCTTTAGATTTAGAAATGAAGTCAAACAACTGATAAGCTGTCCTATCTACTAAGAAAGGTTTATCCATTTGCTTCCAGAAGTTAATTTGAAATCTATCATTGTTAACTTCTACTTCTGGCATATTCATTAGCTCTGCTACTTCTGGTAATTGCTTTTGACCTATCTTATTATAAGTTGTTCCATTAACTTGATAGAAAGACTTACCCTGCTTTTTAGACTTGTTCCAAAGTAAAGTATTGGCTCCAACAGACAGAGAGACTTCAGCGTTATCTGAATCATAGTTAATAAAACTATCTCCACCTTGATTATTAACTGCTCCTCTAATTGCTCTAATTATGGAAGACTTACCATTGTTGGTACCACCTATGATAGCGTTGACACCTTTGGTGAAGTTTAGCTCTGCTTCTTTAATTGCTTGGTAATTTTTAATTTTTACTTTCATCAACTAACCCCTTACTCTATACTATAGTGTGTTTTCTTCAAGTTTATATTTAAGGAATAGTTACTGCTAATTCAGGAAATCTGTAGAGTGTTTCTATACAACTGACTATGTTCCAAAGGAAAGCTGTTTTATGGTCTTCATCATTTTCACCATTAAGGTGTTGAGTTAAGTGTCTTAATGCAGAATCAATAAAGACTTCCATAGGTCTACCTTTTTCCCAATCCCTTGCTTCATATTTAGAAGCACCTTTTTCATAAAGGATTGCTAAAGCTTTAATTGCTTCAAACTCTGTTTCATACTTTTCAAGAATAAAGAATTTAGCAATCTTAGCTAAGGATTGTATTTTTAAATCTACAACATCGTGTCTATATACAGAACTAATCTCACCCATTATATATGAGAATAGGTTAGGTCTATCTTCTATATAGATTTGTCTTATACCAATTTCTAAAACATCTGATAAAGCTCGGTGTGGTAGTAAGTTATACTTGCCACGACCTTCTACAATTTCTTTAGATGAACCTGTATCAAATACTGTTCTCTGACCTGTATCTTTTAAATCAGTCATAGTAAAACCTCAACTCTTCCCACTTGGTGATAATCTTTTTATAATCTTCATCTTCAAACTCTCTAATACCGTACTTATTTACTGGCTTCTCCCAAGCATTAAACATAGCGTTAAACTCATGATAGTTAATGTTCTTTATTAGAGCACCACATAAAAAGAGAAGTTGTTCTTTTAGTTCTTCCTGTGTCATGTATTTAGTAATATCGCTGTATTGCATGTTCTATACCTACTTTCCTTTTCTTGCTCTAAGGCGTTCGCTTTCCCTAATAGCCCACTCTCTTCTACGTCTTTGGTCTGATTCTTCTTTTTCATATTGGCTTTTATAATTATAAACCACCCCTATGTTTTCATCCAAAGTAATTCATCTTTCATAAGCTCAATATCTTCTAAACTTACTGGTAATAACTCAGTAGGTAATAGATTACTTCCACCAACAATGTTTTTGATTGGCACAGAGTTGGCTACTATTCTATTCTTCTTATATGTATCTATAGTGCCTTCTGCCTCTAAAGTATATACATAGAATTTATCATAAAGTGAATCCATACGAGTAATTCTGCCACACGCCTGAATAAATTGCCTTAAAGCAAAAGGTATTTCATAGAATATTAAGTTATTTGCTTTCTGTAGATTTACAGATTCGGTTCCAGCAGAAGTGATTAACACAACACTCTTAGGAGTAATTGCTTTCTCAACTTTCTTTCTAACTTCTGTTGAAACACTTCCTGAGATTTCAAAGATAGCTTTAATACCTAATTTATCTTTCAATACATTTAGAATATATTTAACTCTTTCTAATGTTTCTATGTATGAAAAGTAAATTAAAGTTGCTTCATTTTTATCAAACACTTCTTTCACAGTGCTTATTAGTAAAAGCTCTTTTTCTGTGAGTTGTCTTTTATCAGTTAGGACTTCAAACTGAGGGTGAGAGTTAGAAACAACTCTCTGTAAATCATGTAATCTGGCAGCGTTATGGTTTTGTTTCTTTCTTAACTTACCAGACTTTAATCTTGTTCCACTAAAGATTCCTTCTGCTGCTCTTTTATAAAAAGCTAGGTTAGCAGGAGTTAGTAAAGCTGACCTAAAGATATACTCAACATCATAGTGTTTAGATTTAATAATACTAATCTCTGAAAATCTTTGTTGAAGGATATCTAAATTTTGATAACCTACTACTCTACTCGTTGTTATCTTTTTACGACTACCACCTTTAGTTACCCAAATATAATCTTTCTCACTTATCATATACTTGTTTCTAAAAGCGTGTATGTTTCCATGAGAGAAGTTTGGCTGGATTAAGGTTACCATTCTAAAGAAGCCATCTAAGTCATTTAGAATAGGTGTAGCAGTTAAGAACCACATTCCAATAAACCAAGGACGCATATGATAAACCATTTGATATTGAATAGTATTTTCATTTTGTAGTGCGTGTGCTTCATCTGCAATCAACCAAAGGTTTTTATGTTTTAATTTCAACTTCTTTAAGGTTTGAAAATAGTAATTATTTTTAAGCCCTTCTCTAGTAAAGTCTTTACCTACAGTAGAGTAATTAAAGATATGAAATCTAGCATTAGGTTGTGTTTGAGTTTTGGTAGCAGTAAAGATATTATAAGCTATTCCAAAGTCTTTCTTAAACGTATCTGTGAAAGCTTTAACTGCACTTCCAGGAAGTAGTAAAGCAAAGTGAATATCATCTTCTTTTCTTTCAAGTATCTTATGGATAGCAGCAGTTAGTGTAGAATATGTTTTACCAAAACCTGTTTGAGCACAGTTGAAAAAGAAATCATTTTCAAGTAGTTTTTCAACTATCTCGTTTTGGTCTTTCGTTAGGATTTTATTTGTCTTAGTCTTTAATGTATAATCTCTCAATTAGTTCACTCCATAAATAACATTACCAATCATGTATACTACAGTTTTGTAAAAGTCTAATCTTTTACGACCTGCTTCAATCTTACTATCTATTTCTTTAGCCAAAGTGTTTAAGTTGTCTACAGTAGAATCTACTAAGCGTATATCTTCTCTAGAAACAGCTTTAACTTTGGTGCCATTAAAATAGGCAATTAAAGCAAAACAAGTTGATTTATAATCACTCAACTTTTCGTAGTATACTTGGTCGTTTCTATAGTGCGTTCCTAAGACAACCTTATCATTTAATTTTACATAGTCTGGTAGTGTAGTTAGATTGTTTTCTTTTAACCAAGCTCTAACTTCATTTTTAAAGTCCTCAACTACTTGGACTGTTTCTTTTACTCCCATAAACTCCTCCACATACTATAGTGAATTTTAACTCTTTTTATATAGGCTCCATATCAGGAGTTAATTTTAATGTTTCAGGGTCTTGTTTGAAAGCCCAAGCTAATCCCATAGAATTACCTATTTCTAATCCTGAGATAATTGGAACAGGTTTTCCTGGCATTTCGTGATACATTAAGTCTCCTATTATTTTAACTATCTCTTCTGTGTGTTCTTTAGATACACTAACATTAATCTCATCATGGATTGTATTTAGAAAGATAGCTTTATCTTTATACTCTGGGTTGTTAAATACTTTATGATAGAGTTTAATTAAAGCTAACTTAGTCATCTCTGCTCCTGCAGATTGAACTGGAAAGTTATAACTTCTTCTTTTACCTGCATTAGTAATATAACCATACTGAGTAATATAGTTAGACATTCTACGCTTTCTACCATAAAAGTTAACTATCTCTTGGTGTTCTTGAGCATAGAGGGCAAACTTATCTAAAGTCATTTTAATGTTAGGTAATCCTTCAAAGAACTTATCAATATAACTCTGAGCTTCTTCTTGAGATACTTTTAATTGTTCTGCTAAGTTAACTGCTGTAACACCATAAACTAAACCAAAGTTTAAGGTCTTAGCTGCTCTACGCTTATCACTGTCGTAATTCTCTTTACCCCAGATTGTTTCTGCTGTGGCTCTGTGAATATCTTCACCATTTAAGAAGGCATCAACCCAAGCTTGTTCTAATGATAAGTTAGCTAAGATTCTAAGCTCTTGACCAGAGAAGTCTCTTGATACCCAATAGTGTCCCTTCTCAGGCAAAAAAGCTCTCCTAAAGTTTAGGTCAGCATCGTTACCTTCTATTTGTCCTATACTGTCTTCTCTTAAGTCAGTAGTAAATTCATAACCTAAGACTGTGTAGATTGGGTCTGATGTTTCATCAGCTAATCTTACATAGTAATTTTTAGGGTGTGGTTTAGGCACTTGTTGTATATTTATTTCTGCGAAAAATGCTTTGTCCAAACTATCTACTCCTTAAATTAGTTCCCACTCAACGAAGGCTTTTTTAATGTAGTTGCTTATTCTCTCTTCTAAAGTTTCTCCTATGAACCAAAACTTTTGAGTATAGTTGTTAACATCATATTTTACTTCTCCTGAAGGTAAAACACTAAATGTAATTCTTCTGTAGTCATCTATATAACTAGCACCTTTAGCATAGATAGTTATATCATACTGACCATCGTAAACATTAAAGCTTTCATCAATCTTTTTATCTATAGTTACATTTATATTTTTATAATATCCACCATGACTAATACCACCTAAGTATTTTTTAATTGCTTCAATTACTTCTTTAATGGTGTCCTTAGGAATTATATTTTCAAGTTCTTCTACTAGACAGAAAGGGATTACATTAAGCGACACATCAATGTTGTATTTGTGTTCACAATTACTACAAGTTACTTCTACATTACTTGTGAAGTTTTTAGTTATTGTTATATCACTTTGGTTTGGTGATTTACAATAAGGGCAAGTACTATTTATCATCTTCTTCTCCTCCTAATAAATCTAATAAGTTGTCTATATCTTTTAAGTCAACTTCAATGGTTTCGTTTTTCTTTACTTCTACTACTTCAAACTTTTGCTCAGGTATTTCTACGCCAACTATCTCATGGATTTGATTAAATCTAACATAGTATAGACCAATGTTTTTAATATCATACTTATTTAACATTTTGTTTAGTTCAAAATAACTAAGCACCTGTTTCATATAGTTAGAATGATTTGTTTTTATATTTCCTGTAGTCTTGATATCAATTAAAGTATCACCAGCAATTAGGTCTCCTGTACCTTCTAAAACTAAGTCTTTATTACCAATATCAAACCTTGGATTAAAGATTATTTTATCCTTCGTTAAAAGGAAGTCTGTGAAGTCGTTTTTAGCAACTTCAAGTAGTTGTGTTACTTCTGCTACTAAGGTAGCGTGTTCAAATGACTGTGGATTTACTACTTCCAAATCTTTGGGGAAGTAGCCACCACTCTTTTCATAAGCTTCAAACCAAGCTAGTGTTACAGCGTAATTTACAATACTGTTGAAAGGTATGTGTCCTTCTTTATTTACTTTAAGTTCTTCCACTCTTTCTAAAGTATTATAGAATAGTTGTTCAAGAGTTATATCGTACTCTGCTAGTTTAGTTGAGGCTTCCTTCATTACTTCTGGCTCTTTAGTAAAGACTGAATGTTTTAGATATTGCTTGATACTTGCTTTAGGGTGTTTCAAAGCAAGAAATAACTTAAAGGCAATATCAAAAGCTGAGCCAACTGTTTGAGCTCTCCTTCTTGATTGAGCATTTAAGTAGTCTGCCACTAAGGTAGACTCTTTTAATGTTTCAGGTAAATTTAAGAGATTAGTATAATTGTTTATCTTTTCTTTAAACAAGTGTAATCTTTTGTCTGTAAGGTTTTTAGTTGTTAACAACTTAGTAACGTTCATATTCTTCATTTTTAGTAATCCTCCTATCTTACTATCTTCTACAATAAGAAGCCAACACCTAATATAAAGAAAGTGTCTATTATCATATCTGCTATGTGGAATTTAGCTTCTTCATTTTTTACATATTTGTATTTTCTGTTTGACATTATTAAATTTAAGGAGTTAGCTAATAAGTTAAGTCCTAAGTAAGTCAATAACATTATCTTGAATAGGTTGTAAACCATAATTATCTTTTAACCTAACACGACTATTTTCTTTAAGTCTTTTTTATCATCTATCTGATAGATAACATCAGCATAGTCTGGAATATCTTCGTCTGGGAGAAATCCCCAAAACAGTGCGTGAAATCCGTTACCTTCATCATCATCTCCTATGAAGATGTGTTTATCTCCATTACCTTTACGAAGTTGTTCTGAGACTGCTGCGTATAGTTGATTTACTGTCATAGGTTTGTTTGGCCAATCTTTAAGTTTCATCTGTATTTATCCTCTTCTCTTTCTTTATTCTTTCAGCAAATGATTTGTCATTATTCATATTGTTACCCTTTTGTCGCTATTATTATATACTATTAGGGACATAATTGCAAATGTTTTACCACTACTAACTTTAGTTTCACCGAGATTTGTGTATTCTCCACTTAACATTTCTTGTGGGACTGTTTCTTTTAATTAGTTTCTTCTTGGTTGCTAACTTCTATTCCAATGTATCTATCTTCATAATAACCTAAACTATCAGTTATATAATACTCTAAATAAACATTTTCTTTTGTGTTAAGGTGGTTCTCATAAGAGTAAGAAATACAATCTGAATGATTCCCCCTGTATAAGAACAATTCTAGGTCTTCCCAGTCACCAGCAATATCGTCATAATACTCTAAGTCTTTCCCATCAAGATTAAATTTCAATTCACAAAGATAATCTTTACCTTTAATAAAATCTGCTATCTTAACCCTTTTGATGATATGACCATTTAAGGTTGTTTCAATATAATTTATACTAAGTTTTCCCATCTTAAACTTCTCCTCCAAGTTGAAGTGTAATGTAATCAATAACTGTAGTTACTAACATCAAGTTATTCATTTGAGTTGTTGTTAGTCTACCACTGTCAACTTTCTCATCTCTAAGTAAATCATAACCTTTAACTAAGTTATTTCTAAGTTCTTTCAAATCTTCCACAGTAGGCTCAACTAATCTATTTATTTGAATTAAGCAATCTTCCCAAGAAAGATTAGCACTCGTTGTTAGTTCTTTTTGAACTTTGTCTAGTTCATACTTTTTAATTTTATCTTCCATGTTATACTACCTCCCACATTCCATAGACTACTCTGTCTGTGCTATCCCAGATATCTTGGTACACACCATCTACTACTGTAACTATATGCCTTGCTACTTTCAATATATAAGTTCCTTCTGGATATAACTTTACAAAGTCTGTTCCACGCATTCTTGGTTGTCCTGCTACTGATTGAAAAGGTGTCCATTCATAACCTAATTCTTTAAAGTATTTTTTTAATACTTCTGTGTACTTATAGCCTTTACCTTTAATTTTTCTATTGAACCTTTGTAGTTCCAACCTTTGCTCTAAGTAGTCTGTATCTCTTGCTATTGTTATAGCTCTTACAACACAGTCTCCTGTAGCCAATCCTTTAGGGTGGGGGTTATTATAGTTCCAAATTCTGTGTTTCATAAGTTGCCTCCTCTGCTACTTCTGTACATAGTATATCATCAAAGAAAACTAATGTCAACACTTTTTGTTAAATGTTTTTTAATTGTGTCAAATAATATAATTTTAAGATTTCAATTTCATCTTTTAATAAGGAGTTCTTATTCTTTTTATACTCAATCAGTTTATCTAAAATATCTCCTGTATCTTTAATTGAAGGATACTGTTCTAAAGTCTTAATTGTAACTCCATGAGCTTTGAAGTGTTTAGCAATATGTTTAATTGATTCTTGACCAGCAGTATCATTATCAGCTAACAAGTAAATATTATTAGTAATTGCTGATACTAATTCATATAAGTACTTAGGCAAACCTGTGGAATTCATCACAATAATGTTTAAATCGCTTTTAAGGAGTTTTAGTGCTCCCATATCAGCAATACCTTCAACAAGTATTAAAGGCTTCCCATACTGCATATTTTGAAGATTGCCAAAATTGAAGGGCATATCTCTCAGACCTAACTTTAAAGGTGTTTCTTTCTCTACTAAAGGTCTTACAAAGATATCGGTAATAGTATCACCTACTCTATTAGGAAAGAGTAAGACACGCTTAAATCTACCTACATAACTATTTAGTCTAGTGTCTGTGCCAGACAAGATATCATTAACATCTAAATACTTAGCTTCTACTATTTTATTAAATGCTAAAAAAGAGTACTTGTTAGTTAATTCTAAAGTACTCGGAATTTCTTTAGCCTTTGAATAAAGTTTTTCTAATTCATTCATTAGTTATCAATCCTTCTTTTTTGAAGTAGTCTTTAATAAGTTTAAGACTTTCTTTAGTTACTGTTGAAGGTAGACTTTCAATTAAAGTAATTAAGTCTGTCGCTTTAGTTTTATAGAAGTCTTCAGTAAAGATATTATCATAACCTAACTTATAGAGATTGGTTGTAGTTTCTAAGAAGGACTCGTGTCTAAATACTTCTTCTGCTGGTAAGACATTAGGAAGTTTTATTTCTGCTAATGTTCTTTCTACAGTATCTACTAAATAAACTATGATATCCCTATTTAAGTTATAATTATCTTTAGTTCTTCTCGTTAAGCTTCCTGGCCTTAAAACTATTGTCTTTTTATTATGTGCTTTAGGCTTATAATAATTATGGTCGTGTCCAAAGACTGCCATATCAAATTGTTCTAATTTAGTTAAAGGAATTGATTCATTTGGAATAGTATTATCAGTTGCATAGTGCAGACTTATAATTGAGTAATTTTCAGACTTTACTTTAATCTTATCTACTAAGTCTGCCTTAGTAAAATCTATTCCGTATAAAGAAGTTCCTTCAAAATGTTCTTCTACTAAGTGTTTAACTAAACCTGATTTGAATAGTAAACTTAGTGGTGTGTTTTGAGAAAGTTCAATGTTGTTATGTTTTAAGTCATGGTTACCGATTAAAGACCACACTGTAATGTTTGCTTCTTTATATTTAGTAAAGGTATTGATTACTTCGTGCATATAGATTAATGATTGGTCTAACTTATCAAACATATCACCTAACATAATAACATCACTTACTTCTTTTTCTAAAGCTACTCTAAGTATACTATTTAATTTTTGAATTGTCAACTCTCTATAATTATCTATTCTAGAAAGTGGAGTCATTGTATCTAAGTGTGGGTCTCCAACAAAGAGTAATTTCATTAATATTCTAACTCCTTTCCACTTGATAATCTACCTGTAGAAGTTATTCCTAATCTATAGTTAATTCTAATTCTATCATTCTCATCATCTACTTGTTCTAAAAGTCTACCAAAGAATGTATTACTTAGTTTCTCTAACTTAGAACGCTCATCAAATAATTCTAACCATTTAGGGTATTCTTTTCCTTCAGCTTTAAGTCTATCTATCATATCTAAGATATCTTGAACTCCAGTTTTCATAGCACCTTTATCTGTTCGCTTTCCAGTGTCGAGGTTAAAACTTCTAAATAATTGTTCACGTTGTGCAGACGAGTTTAAATTAACTTCACCTATTTGTTCATAGATTGAGGTATTAAGATACTCTAACCTACCTACAATCTTTTTATATTCAGCTTCTAAGAAGTCTTTATCAATCTTCATAGAATGGTTTTCTAATCTCATTAAGATAAACATTAGTTGAACATCGATTTGTCCAGCAATACCAAATTCTTTGTAATATTTATACGTTGCTTCACCTAACTCAAAGGTTGATATAGCATCTTGGGAAGCATAAAACAAACCCAACTTTGGGTTGATTAGTGAGAAGTCAAAAGTATTGATACCTGAACCTTTAAGAACATCTTTTAAGTCATCTCTAAAGTAACCTAAGAAATGTTTCTCTAAAGACTTTAAATCATGTCTCCTATACTCTGGGTCAGCAAAGTATGCAGTAAGTTGTGTATCAATAACTTTAATACCTTCTAAGTTGTAATCAAATTCAGTATCTTTACTATACTCTAACATTCTCATATCAAAACGAGCATTGAACATATAAACTATCTCTGCTTTCATTAAAGCTTCATATATAATCCTTAGTGCTGGATATCCTAAATTATATTCTGAAAACTCTTCTGAGTGTCTAATAGGAATATAATATCCTTCTTTATCTTTAGTAGAAATAGACACTCCTACGATATAGTCAGTTTCTGGATTAAGTCCTGTAGTTTCTGTATCAAAAGCTATCTTAGTTTTATCTTTTAAGATTGTCTTTAATTGGTCTAAATTTTCTACTAAATTAAAACTATAATCAGATTTAAAATCTCCTATATGATAATCTTTAACGCTAACATAATTCTTTTCCTTTTTACGACCTTCTCCAACCTCTTCATATAACTTTACTCTAACGTGGAAGTAATAATTCTTTAAATCGCCTTTAAGTGGGCTAAACTTATTTAAGTATTTATAATAATCAAAGGCTCTAAGTACTTCTTTAGTAATATCTTTACGGATTGTTTCTAAAGTAGTTCCTTTAGTTAAATATTCTAAGTCTATATCAGGGACTTCTTTTAGCTCATGTTCTTCTATTACTCTCATAACATAAGTAAAAGGGAAGTATTCTCTTTTAGGATGAGCTGGTACCCAATGTCTATGGTATCTACTCACTGTCTATCACCTTAACTTTTTGTTCTGCTAATAGTTGGATTTCTTTAGTTGGTTTAAATCTAATCGCAGGTCTTTTAATATTGTTTTGTCTAGTTGATACTGCTTTGAGTTCAAACCTACCTAACTCTCTAATTGTCATTACTTGTGTAGGGTGTTGCTTATTAGTTAAATGAACTCCTTTACCTTGATATTCTATTTCAGGATTCTTTTCTATAATCATTTTAAAAGGTAGTTTAAATAACTCCTTAATAATTTCCCAAGTGCGTTCTTCATCTGTTCTAATACCTACTCTAAAAAAGAGTTGATTAGCTCTCTTAATTAACTCTAAAGTATCTTCATCTATTTTTTGTAATTTATCTAACATAGTAAAAACCTCCTATATACTATAGTGTTAAAAGTCCATAATTATATAAAGAAAAAAGAAGGACTACACGAGTCCTTCTAGATTACTTATATACGTTCTTAAACTGATTAACTCGTGTTGATTTAACTGCATTGTTTTTTCTTTTAGTTTTTCTACTACTTTTGTAAGTTTAGTAGCTATGTATTGAGCTTTAGAATCCCAACCATAATACTTAACATCTTTATCTTCAGCAAACATCATTGATATTTCTTTGCGATTGTCTTTAAAGAGTAGTAGTGTGCCTAATAATCTATCACTAGGTTTCTTTACTGCTTTGAACTCTGGAATATATGTAGAGTAATCTTTAATCGTATGATAAGGTGTATCATCTAATTGTGAGATTAGTTTGTTAAAGATATTCTTTCCTTCATCCCAGTCAGTGTTTAAATTAAAGAGATTGTCTGCGTGTGGTGTTTCATCAGCTAATAATGTAGATTTATCATCTTCAAACCCATCATAGTCTTCATTATAAGGTTGGTTAAATAAATAGTTCATAGGCACTTCTGTTATAGCATACTTATTATTTACTTCTTGTAAGTTCTTAGAGAACCAATTTTTAATACTCATATAGATATAACCTTTAACTTTATTTGTTGGCATAGTATTAAAAGTACCTTCATTAAACTTCTTGACTACAAACATCGCTGCTTCTTGAACGAAGTCTCCTTTATCTATTACACGCCTGAACCAAGTTCTGTCATAATAAAAGTTTCCTGCTATCTTATACGCAAACTCAACTAACTCTTCTAAACTGTGTTCATAACTAATTTCCAAAATAACTGCCTCCTATATTTGATTTTACTCAATTATAACACACTATTTTAAAGATGTCAACACCCTGAATTATTTTTTAATATATACTAATTTGTTTTCTTTTAAGAAGCAGACATTCTTTCTAGAGTTTTCTCTAATTGAGCTTCTATTTAAAGTGATAATATCTTCTTCTAAGGGTACGATTACTTTTCGCTTGTTATTACTTGGAAGTAATTTATAAGCTTCATTAATTACATTCCAATAGTTATTACCAGCATCTTCAGCTAAGACAAAGTATCTTCTGCCTTGTTTACTAAAACTATCTATTAATTGAATACCGTGAAAATCTTTAACTGATTCTCCGAAGTTTGAAATAATAAACTTAGGTATTTTAGGATTATAGTCTAAGGTTTCATAAATGTTTTTGTTGTTTACTTCTACTAGTAAGACATTACTAATAAATTTAAACTTAACATTGTCTCTAATGATAGTTGGCTTTTTAGTAATTGTATCACGAATAAACTTCTCTAAGTATTTTGTTTGTTTCTTAAACTTTTTGAAAGCTTCTTTATTTACTCCAAGTTCTGGAATATCTGCAATATCATCTACACCTAAGTCTAAGCCTGAAGTGTCTTCTATTTCTGGAAAGTCTAAGTCATCAAGTTCTGAATCTTTTGCTTCAGGTTTACCTTGTTCAGTTTTTTCTTTCGCAAGTTCTCCACTTACTTCAAAAGCAGATTGACTATTACCTGCATATAAATATGTTCTTTTAATTAGTTTTTGTAGTTCTAAATCTTTACTATCAAAACCATAAATCTCTGAATAAAGTGAGAAGTTTCTATTTATTGTGTCTAAGTTTTCTAAGTTATCTAAAATCTCTTTATAGGCTTCTACAATATCTTGAGGCATAGTTAAGACTATTTTATCTGCTTGTCTTAATAGAACTACTTTTACATTTACTTCTGCACCAATAGCTACTGGCATTAGTTTGTAAGATACTTCTACCCCTAAATTATTATAAGTAGATTCATAATCTTCTTCAAAACCAATGGCTTCAACTATGTTATAAAATTGTTTGGTGTTTACTAAATCAATATCAGAAAGGATTTTAATTAGTTGTGCTACTGAATCTATTCTTAATTGTTCCATTAGTTGCCTCCTTCTGCCAATTCTTCTGGTTGTGGCTCTTGGGCTACAACAGGCTCTTCTACTTGTTCTTCTGGTTGTGGTGTTGGTTGAGCAACTACAGGCTCTTCACTAACATTACTTAATAGTGGAGCATTGGGCTCTACTACTTCTCCAGACTGAACTATTCTATTTTTAAGGTTTTCTTTCCATTGGTGAGTTCCTACTTCAATGGCACTCTTTAACCACTCAGCGTTGTCTGTTACTATTTCAAGATTAGCTAATGAATCATCAAAGATTCTATTTCCTATTGTTCCACTTTCTCTAATTATTCTACCTACTGGTAAGATAACTCTATTTAATCCAATAATACCTCTAAAGGCATTGTCCTCTATTGTTCTAATACCCATACCTAAAAAGATTTGTTTTAGTTCTCTAGTTTGTTTAAAAGCATCCTCGCCAATAGTATGTACTGCACCATTTCTTGGTAATTCTATTTTTTCAAGAGCACTATTTTCAAAAGCTCCTTTAGGGATTACTGTTAGGTTCTTACATGCTTTAAAGTCTACTTCTTGAACATTTGACCCTCTAAACCCATATTCTGGAATTGCTACAAAAGATTCTGGGAAGACAAGTTTTTTAGGTAAGCGTCTACTAGCTACTTCTGGAAGAATAGTAGTAACTCCGAAAGGAATATTAAACACTTCTCTGCGTTCCTCACTCATTGCTCCTAAGGTAACGTTTGTAAGAATTGAATCTTCTATGTTATAACCAGAGTCTTGAGAATATAAAGGCCTACTGATTGCATATGAGTTATCATTAAGGTCACTCTTAGATAAATCATTTCTAAACTTAAAGCTATCATCTCTAAAATTAGTTAGTCTTGTATATACTTCTGGGAAGTATCTTAAGCGTTTAGGTGCTACAAATTTTCTAGGTGTTCCTTGCCCATCATAAACTGGGACACCTAGTGTAAGTGATGCTATATTATCAAATGCTCTAAGTGCAACTACTTCTAAGGCATTAGTGACAACTACTGTCCTTAAGTTTCTTACATTCCTAAAGGCACCTTCTTTAATCATAGTTGTTGTTGAAGGTAAGTAAACAGTAGATACTCTTGATAATGAGTTAAATGCTCCAGGTTCAATAGATATTACTCCTTCAGGGACTCTAACAGTTTCTACATTCTCTGACCACTTAACTAATTTACCCTTAATGATTTCAACAGATTTAAGAATTTCTCCTGTGTAAGAGTAAGTAGGTCTTGGGGATAGTAATATACCTGATATTTCATTAAAAGTTGAACCACTCCCTGGACTATTTTTAAAGCTATGATATCCATAATTACGGGCACCTTCTGGACTATTTCCTGTAGTATCTAATAAGTAGTTTTCAGCGACTGTTTTATATATTGTGTCATAATCTCTTGTAGGACCGTGCTTTAAAAAGCTGTCTAACCAATCAAAACCTTCATCTGTAGCAACATATTCCTTAAAATCGTTTAATGAATACCTTCTGTTGACTGAAGGATAGATTAAGTGAATCATTTCTAATAAAGGTTTTTTTGAGAATGTTACAAACCAAGTATCTGAATTTAGGTGTGTTTGTGAATATGCAAAGTCTCTATTAGAGAAAGTACACCACGAAGGTACTAAAGAACCACTACCAATTTTTGTAAGTTCATCTTTAGCCCTTTCACTAAGTTTTTCATATACAGGGTCATTAGCATAATAAACTTGGTAGAAATTTCGTAAGTTATAAACTGTTCCTTTTCCTTGTGATGTATAAGTAACATAATTACCATCTTCTGCAAAAGGGGTATCAAAAGGAGATTCTAAACTACTAATCTCTTGAGATATTACTTGTTCCATCTCTTCTTCTGGAGCGTCTTTACTAATAAGTTTTGAACTACCGTTTAATGTATTAAAATCAATATCATACTTATCATATAACTCATCTGTTAATATAACATGATTAATAAACTCTACAAATATTCTAGGGTTGTTTGCAAAGAATCCTGAAGCTGAGCCTGACTTAAATAAATTATAGTATTTTCTATTACTTTTAATTTTTTCAGGAAGGTTTTCTAGGTCTATCATTTTATAGACATCCACTAAAAATTTAGCACTTGCTTCTGGTAGTCCTATATCTACATTTCTTTCTTTAAGGTTGACATCATCTGTAGCTATTAAGTTATCATAAAGTTTTTCTAACGGAGCTAAAAAGGCTCTTCTTCTTCCTTCAGGAGTGTTTGTATCTATTTTATTTTCTAAGATAATTAATCTATTCTTATACATTAAATACCAAACCTCGCTTTCTGAATTTGAACTAAGTTTACAACTTCTTTAACTGTTTCAGAACTAACTTCTTTATTTTCTAAAAACTTGACTTCATCTCTAGTAAGTAAAAGTCTTTGAACTCTCCCACCTATGTTTCTAACTAAGGCATAAGTATCATTCCTATTCTCAATCTGAAAAGATATAATACCTGTAGTATACTTAGGATACTTAATAACTTTTCTTGGATTAAACACAGCTTCGTGAATGTGCTTACCTAAATTACCGTAAAGTTTTATTGTGCCATCTTCTTGAACAATTTCTGTTCTACCTAATCCAAACTCACTCTGTAATTTTAATAAGGTGTCTAATCTTTTTTCTGTTAGTTTTTTCTTTCTAGCCATTGTTTTCACCTACTCATCATATTCTTCATCAAACTCTTCATCTTCGTCTTCAAAGTCATCATCTTCGTCTTCAAAGTCATCATCTTCAAATTCAGTCGCCCTAACTTGGTCTATAGTATCTCCTAAAAGGCCTTCTTCTAATAACCTATTTAGTTTAATTAGATAAGGTGAGATACCCTCTGGCAATTCACCAAATTCTTCAAGGCTTATAATGTCTTCTTCTGGAATTGCTCTAAGACCAGAAATTGAATCATGGTAAGCTAATAGAAGGATTTGCAGTGAGTTTTTAATAGCTTGTCTAGCAACGTCAACATCTACGGAAATGTCTCGTCTTTGACCATCAATAGTTCCTTCATAAGTTACTGCTTCACCAGTGCTTATTACGTTGTTAAGTTCTCTAATAACATCTTCTGCGTTTTGAATAGCTCCTCTTGAATCACCTATTTCCCTTCTAGAAACAAATTGATTAAGATAAAGTCTTGTTAGTTGAGCGAACTCTGCTTTACTTGTTTCCTCATTGAAAGCTTCATTGTCTAATATCTGTTTGTCTAAGTCTGTTAATATATACATTTAATCTTCTCCTTTATTGTATTAAAAAATCTCACTTAGTATAAACAAAGTGAGATGGTCTTTTAGGTTTTGTTTATACCTTGTAGTTTTTTTATGTATATTGTTTTATATCTGGGAAGTATTGTTCCCCTAATTTAGTGGCTTGTCCTTCAAACCAAATACCGTCATAGTCTAAATACTTACCATACTTTTTATAGTGCCTATCATAAAGTCTATCCCACAGACCTGCTCTAATTACAGAGTGTAAGGCTATATAGATAAAGAAGGGACCATACCACTTTAACTGTATTGTGTGTCCTAACTCATGTTGGTTTACATGAGCACTGTTTTTTATATCTGCTCCGATTAAGTAAAAGAAGCCAAAACTTGCTCCACCTAAATTTTCTGAGATATAAGCTACTTGCAGTCTACCATGTACTACCTTAATAGATTCTACTTTCTTTCTTAAAAAGATAATTATAAATAGAAAGACGAGGAATGAAATAATTGTATAAGGTAGTCCCCAAGTTAGTATTGAGAGATAGAATAATAATTTATTTTCTTTTTTCATAGTTTTCTAAGCCATTGGATTCTTTCTATTTCCTCTTCTGATAACTTCTTAGCTTGAGGTTGTGGTGTTGGTTGAACAACAACACTTTTTGCTTGTGCTTCTTCTTCTGCTTTCTTTTTAGCTAGTTTAGCCTCTCTCATTCTTTTAGCTTGAAGTCTTAGACGAGCTTTCTTTTCTTCTGGTGTTTCAGGACCTTTATTTATTTCTGGTAATAAAGTTCCACCCCTAAGTTGCTTGATTACTTCTGGGCCTAAGCCAGAAGCTTCCCACATCATTCTTAAAAAGGTGTTTTGAGTTTTCTCATCTACATCATAAGGCGTACCTTTAATGATATATTTTTGATACTCTATGAACCATTTTAATAAATCTAATGTTTTGAAGTCTTTATTCTCTCTAGCTTTCTTTACTAATCTATTTACTAAAGGGTTTTTAACTTCTTCATTTAGGTAATACTTTTTAACCCCATTTAATCTATAGTTAATAGGTAGGTTAGCAGAATCTTCTAAATGCTTCCTTAACTCATATAAATCCATACTTTACTCTCCTCTTAATACCTTGTTGCAATTAGAACACCTTTATTTGTTAAGGCTTCTTCTAATCTTTGAATTGTTTCATTAGCTTCACTTAGAAGCGTTTCTGCGTTTGTAGTCACTGGATTTGAAGTAACAATATATTTTCCTCTAGTCTGTGCTAGTTGTCTTTTAGATAATGCAGTAGCATACTCTAAGACCCACTTTAACCATTCTCCATCAGAGATTTTTTCTATATCTATTTTACTTGGAATATAGGCTATAGTAACATTAGAAAAGAAGTGGTCTACAAATAACTTATCTCCAACAACTTTAGCATTTCTTCCTAAGATAGAATCTAATAAAGCTAATCTACTTATCATATTAGAATAAGTTTGGATTTGTGTATCTAAGGCTAAGCCCATTTGAAAATACATACTACCTAATCCTAACAAAGCAGCATCTGCTCTTAAAATGTTTGAGGTTGGATATACTGAAGTTACTATAGATACACCTTCTGGGTCAATATCTGTTAAGTTAATATAACCACCAGCAGAGCTTCCTGAACTGTCTTTACTTAGTTCTACTGTTTTATAAGTTGGTGATGAGTAATATGAACTCATGGTCATTAAAGCTCTTTTGATATTTCTTTCTATATTAGCATCACTTAGTTCTAAGTTGACTATAGTTAATCCTAACTCATCTTTAATAATATCTATAGCATCTTGTTTTGTTATCATTGAATACACCTTCTTTTGTTGTATTTGTGCCTTTATTATAGCACATATTATGCACACAAGCAACAATATGTTTATAATAATGTGTAGTGTGTCTGTTTTAGTTTAATATTAATGTGATTGACTGAATTCTGGTTTGCTCCATAAAACGTCATTTCAAACGCTTTGTGGGCAATCAGAATTCACCAAGGTCTGCTATTAGTAACGTTAGTGTGCGTTAGCAGACCGTTTGTTAAGTAGACTTCTCTTATTAACTTTCTTTCTACTAATGTAGATTTAATACTAAACTAGTTATTTAATTAATGTGCTTGACTATGAAGCTGGTATTCGTCGTTCTTTCTTTCACTCTATGGGACGTGAGTAGAGAAATAGGTGAAAGTAAGACTGACAATTACTAGCTTCCTTCTGCGTGACACTTCACGCAGGTTTTATTCAAATAGACTTCTCCTATTGAATTACTTTCTTTTAAAAAGATTTAATTAAATAAGTTGCTTGACTGAAGGATTGGAACTCCTCTAGCTGGGGAAGATGCTTTGCTCTCCCCGCGTAGGGCGTTGCAATCCTTCCCTCGATTAGGACGTGAGTAGAGAAATCGAGGGTTTAGATAAATAGACTGCTCTTATTATCCATAGACACACTTACACACAATGTAAGGTATACACACACCTTACATTATATAATATACTTAACTTTTGTTTAATTCAAGCTTTGGCTTGTTATTTATATGTGTTGTAATCAATGTGTTCAAAGATTAGTGATAATAACTCGCCAGTATCTTTATCTACTTTAAGCGTAAGAATTATCGCTCCTACTTCGGAGCGTAAGTTGTTCATATTCATCCACTTAGATTGTTTTTGAAATGAAGCTGGATAAATACCGTGTATATCATTAAAACTAATCCAGCCTAATTTATGGTAGTGTCCTAAGACATTTATCTTAGATACTTTGTCTTGACCTCTGTTAATAAAGTTTTGAAGTTTATGAAACACATTTAGACTTGAACCATCGTTAGGGTGATATAAAGTAATATCTACTTCAGGTGTTAACCAAATCCTTGCGTATGAATTACCCAAGAATTTAATATCAGTTCTACTACCAGCAAAAGTTTTAACAATATCTGCTAGACCTTGTTGAATATACCACTCATCATGATTACCTGAGATTACATAAGTAGTAATACCATCACGCTTAGGATAATGTTTAATACCATATTCTAATTGTTCTTGGAAGCCGATTGCTTTGTTTCCTAAAAATGTTTCTACTCTAGTGTTTTTATAACCTTCAAAAATATCTCCTGCATGGAGAATTGTGTCAATTCCTCTTTCTTTAGCTAAGTCATAGAAATGATTTAGTGATTCTTCATCACAATACTCACTACCTAAGTGTGTATCTGCAATAATACCAATTACTATTTCTTCGGAGTTATGCCACCTGTCTATTAAGTCTTCTTCATTACCAAACTCTTTGGCTTTACGAAGGTTTTGAATATATTGTCTTTTACCTTCTGTCCAAATCTTAACTCCAGTAAAACCTTTAAGTTGAAGTTTAGCTACTTCTAAAAGTATTTCATTAACTGTTACTTCTAAAATATCTGCTAAAGCTTTAATATCAGTTTTACGCTTAATTCTATAAAGTATTCTCTCTTCTAAAGATTCTCTACCTGCTAAGTTATCAGCTCGTTTAGCTGAACTAATGTTAGGGTCTACATGCTTTTGCCCATGTCTTCTATTGATGCCTCTAACGCTTTCTGGAGTTACTCTTTTATCAGGGAATAACTTTCTAACTCTGTCAGATACTTCGTTCCAATCATTTCTTCCATTATTACGATTACGAACTTCTTCTGCTATTTTTAATACTTTATCTCTATATTTCAATACTACTTACCACCTTTATGTTTATGATTTATTGTAAATGATTCCCATAGATTGGATTGCTTTAGAAATAAAAAGAAATCATCAATATAACTCTTAACTTTTTCTTCTAACTCTTCTTGACTAGGTCTTTCTATATGAACAATGTGATGTTCTTCTATTTTTTCTTTACCTTCTGCTATTAAGTAATAAAAATCTTTTATCTTAGGAAATAGGTAGAAGTAGAAATAATGTTGAACATTTTCTGTATAAGAATCTTCATACAGCTTATTAGTTCTTTTTAAGTCAAATATTCTATTATTAACAATATCTATTGCATCAGCTTTACCTGAAAGAAAGATTGTATATTCTGGAAATTCTATATATGTGTTTCCCCAGACTTGTTTAGCAAGAGGTTGAACTACTTGTGATACTTTACCATGCTTACCTTCAAATACTTCTTTCTCATAAATGTTTCCTCTATCAAAATACTTATTAGGAATAAAGACTTTGTTTACACTATTGATAACACTTTGAAAAGAGTCTTCAGTAGGGATTTTCAAATAGAAAAGGTAAGTATTAATTATAGAAGCAGATAAATTATATATCGGTTTTTTCTTCTGCATTTTCTTCTTCCTTTTTATGTTGCTCATACTCTGCGAGAGCTTGGTCTATCATATTATCTATTCTAAATTGTCTTTGGCTATCTTCTTTGATTTTAGCTAATCCTGCTTCTTCAATAATCTTAGAGAGCATTTCTTGAGGATTAAATCCTAAGTCTATCTTAACTAAGTTTTGGAGGTACTCTAAAAGTTCTACTATTTCAAAGATTGCTCCCGCTTCTGCTAAGTCTACATCTACACTCACATTGTCTAAATAGTTTTGAGTTACTTTATGTAGTTTTGCTTGAGCTCTATCTGTTTGTTTACCATACACAAAAATATCTGCTAAGATAATTGGAATGATAGAAAGCACCTGAGTAATGTTCTTTTTGAATAGTCCTCTAAAGGCTGCTTTAATTTCTGCATCAATATCTAATAAAATATGCTCTTCTTTAAAATCTTTTAAATCATCATCCCAGACTTCAATAATATCTTTATTAAAAAAAGGCTTATATTGTTCTGGAACATTCTCCCACTTTAAATATGTTAAGAGTCTATACAAACCAGTGGCAACATGGGGATTGTTTTGCCAATCTTGAACTCTTCTTAAAATAACTTTTTCAGTTCTCAATGACTTCACTCCTGTTCTTTTGACATAGTAAATATACTATCTTACATATGCTATAGTGTTAATTCTAACTTTTTATATTAGTTGTTTTTTAATAGGTTTGTTAAATCGTTTAAGGCTTTCTCTATGTAGTCTTTTGTTTCTTTGTTTGACTTATTAGTTTTAATAAATAAATCCATTAAAGTGCTTTCGTTAGTGTCTGACTTATCTGCTGCTTTAATTGTGTTATAGACTGAACCTGCAACAGAGTCAGCAACGTCTTTGCTCTCTTTTGGTGGGTGGTCTATCTTCTTACCTCCTGAGAAAGAGATTAAGCCAAAAAGTTCTTTCTCAAAGTAGTCGTGTCTATATGTTTCAAAACGACCTTCATCTATCATGTTAGCTAAAGTGTTATAAGGTTCTGGTGTTCTATCTACAGATAAGTTTTCAGTCTTAATACCAAATTCTGAAAGTTCTTGTAATAGTTGTGCTGATTGAAATTGGTCAGCTGTAACTAAAGCTATGTTTACACCAAGCACTTGTTTTAAGTAAATAATAAAATCTCTAATCTTAGGGATAGATATTCTGTGTGGTTTTTTAGGTGGTTTTATTCTTAGCATAAAGTCTACTCCTACAATCGGTAAAGTAGAATCATACTCTATCTCATCACCATATTTTTCTTGGTGTGCTGTTAGTTGTTTTTGATATAATGGTTTGTGTCCTGAAATGTGTGCCATAGATATTCCTACACTGTCATTAGATAAAGCTAAGTCAATGTGCATAAATCTTGGAGCACTAGGATTTCTAAACTTAAAGTTAGGCTTTAAGTAAAAGTTAATTGGTTGATATCCATCTTCAAAACTATTGTCTGTAGTAGACAAGATTATTTCTTGCTTAGTAAAAGGTTCTTCTATGTATGATTTAATAGACCTATCAAAAGCTTCTTTATTAGAAAAGAATTTACTAATTGAAGCGACTGAGTATCCAGCCAACGATTGAAGTCCTTCTGTAATGTTTAGCTCAAAGACTGAGCGATGCTCTTCAGGGACTTTTAAGATTAAAGGTTTAATTTCATTAGGTAGTCTTTCATAGACTGTACTTAAATCACCATCATCAAACATAGGTTTACGATAGGCTTGTAAGATTAAGTTAATATCTCCCATTGATTTGATTACTCTCGGTTCTACATTATTACCACCAGCAAAAACTAAAAACCTATCTTTTTTATATTCTTGAGGTTTAACATCCCACAGTGCTGGAGAATAAATCTTAGTATGTGGGTCTTGAGAGTATTGAGAAATCACACTTTCTGTAAATGAGCCTACATGAGTAGTGGATGATACTAAGATAATTAAAGAGTAGTTTGTGCCACCAACTACAAACCTTGTTTGAGCTCTGGTCATTAGTTGTGAGTATAAATTTAAAACTCTTTGATTTACGTTATAATCATTATCTTTAGTAGCACTTGCCATCTCTCTAAAGTTAGCTTCATCTAAGATTGCTCCTATCATATCTAACCCAATAAAGTGGTTGTGTCTAGAACCAACAGTGACCCACACTCTTGCATCGGGCCAAATAATTGAAGAGTCTATTCCAGGATTTCTTTTGAAGTGTTCTTGGAAGTAAGGGATATCATCTATCCACTCTGTTAGTTTAGAGAATCCTGAGTTCATAGCTTGGTCTTTAGTAACTGATAAGTAAGCGAAGGCTAACTTAGATATATTATCAAGGTTAAAAAGTCGTGCTACATTCTCGTAGCAAGACAATTCATAAATCCTTCTTAAGATTACTAACAAAGCAAAGGTTGTTTTACCAGCACCTTGAGCACCTGTCAAGATTAGTTGATTGACTCTTTGTGGTGCTTCATAAACATCTATTAGAGCTTGTTTCCAATAGGGGTAAAGTGTGTTAACACTACCACCTACATAGTAGGGACTGTTGACCCATTCTCTAATAGGGACGATAGGACGAATTAGTTTGGCTTCAGCTTTAGTTAAAGACTTCGCTTGAAGCCAAGCATTTCTTATTGTGTCTAATTCATCCTTACTATAGACATCTTTTAAGTTAGTTAGTAATTCTTCAAATGACTTTGTGTTTTTACTTACTTCTTGTTGTTGCATTTAAACAACTCCTTATATTTTAATGTCTATCTTTATCTCATCTATTTCATTAGGTGGTGTTGGTGCTATTGGTAAGGGTGTTAATGAAGGTGTTCTATATTGTCCTATAATTTGAACTTTCTTATCATCAAACAAAGTGTTGTCTGGTGAAATACCAGTATAGTCATAAAAATCAGCATCATCACGTAGACTATCACACTTAACTAAAGATATTATATTATACTCTTTTTGAGTAGTAGCACTAATGCCTTTAATAACTGTTAGTAAGTCAAACTTATTTACTAAGTAATTATTTAAGTTAGACTTCTTAATATATTCATAGTTAGTGCCTTCTAAAAGAGTTCCTGTTTTAACTACTTTATCTACTTCTGAAATACCTGAACTTCTTTCTGTAGGTACTCCAATATAAGCATCATTTCCTGTGTCTACTTTAACTACATAGACAAGGTTTTTAGTGCCACCTACAAAGGAAGTTACATTTGCTGTTTGAGAAACACTTCCTTGAGCACTATCTTTAGAGAACACAAGATAAAGATACCTTGGTCCTGTCTCATTTAGTAATTCTTTAATAAGTATTGTTTTAATGTCGTGGTTTATTTTAAAATCAGCCATATATTATCTCTCCTTTATTTTCTTTTTATATTTTCTTTTTAGACCACATTATCTAGGCCCGTTATACAAGTTACTGTTTTAGTTATACTCGCTGAACTACTATTACCAAAAGAACCTGATGGGTCTGAGAAGTAAGCAGTAACTGTTGCACTTAACGTTCCTGTTAAGTATGTCGCAAAAGTTACTGTTTTAGAGCTATTAGCAGCTATGGTGTCTCTTTTTACTCCACCAGACATAACATCTACAACTTGTGGGTTATTGTTTTGAACAGTTGCTGTTAGGTTTCCTGTTACTTTACTACAAGCAATATTTGAAAGAATTGGTTTAATTAAGTTACCACGAGTTATACTAATGTCAGCTTCAAAATATCTTGGTGTGTCTATTTCACCTAGAGGAGATAATAATTCTATTGTTTCATTAGAACTTGTTAGGTAAGAGAATGTATCGTCTAACTTAATGAGTCCTCTTGGACTGCCACCAACAGTAGCTTCAACTTTGTAATTTCCACCCATTGGATTGCCACCAAACAGTTCAGAATAAATTACTGGACTAGACCAACCAGAAGTCATACTTATTTCTTGTCCTACTAAGTTTTCAGATACTACAAAGGCACCGTTTCTATATAGTGCGAAAGGACTAGAACCAACCGTTTTAACATAAGTTGCTTTTGGATTGTAGATAGACTTAAATGATTTGATTAAACCGTTAAAACCTGCTTTATAATTCGCAAAGCTTTGGCTTGGTACATCATAAACTTCTTTAATATAAATGAAGTTATCATCTATGTAGTTTTCTCCGTGTGTCCATTCAGCTACCTGCTCCATAGACACTCGTTTATTTTTAACACTACTAATAGTACTTATGTTTGAAGGAAGTCCTTTATAAGCAATTTGTTTTGATACTTCTTGTTTATTGGACGTTTGGTTTGGTTTATAGAACATAAAAGTAGTTCCTATAATTTTTTCAACAGTATTACTTAAACCTAAGGTAGGGCTAAGTCTGGAATCTATCATTCTCACTGTGCCTACTTTTAATGGTTCTATTTCTGTTTCTAAATAAATATATGTTGGACTACTTACTGAAGAAGCTTGTGCTCTAGCAGCTACTTTAATAGGTTCTTTGTGTGTATTAACTACCCTAATTTCAGCTAAGAACACATTTTTAGTAGTATCTGGGAATTCATTAACAACAAAAGGTTCTGCGATATAAGTACTAGGATAACTACTTGGTTCTATAATATTGTTTTGTGTAAGTTGTATTGTTTTTTTAGTAGATATGTTATTTGGATTCCCTATTTCTGAAAACCACAATTCTACAGATGTAATTACTTTTTGATATACTGTATTATTTGTTATATTAAAAGCAGAAACAAGCGTTGAAGCTTCTTTAGGGTGTAGTCCACTAAATGCAGGTGCATTTACAGATGATACACTTTCTACTGTTGTGGCAAAGTTGATATCAGTGAGTTCAGAAGGTATTGTTTGTTTAACTCCACCTAACCAGAACTCAACATTTATTTTACTATTTATTTTTAATATTTCTCTATTATAGTTTTTTAATTTGATTTGAAAAGTACTTCCATTATTTACAAACACTACACTATCAGGTGCGAAGTAATTACCGTTAGAATCTTTTTCTCCAAGATAAGGTCTCCAACCGTGGTCATAGTTATCTATAGTAGAGTTATCCATATTTACTAAAGCTCTTACTTTATTACTTAGTTGAGGTAATTCTGAAGTTACCATTTCAATCAATACTCCAGCAGGTTTAAGAGCAAGTAGAGTTCTTAGAAGTACTTTATCTTCTTCTATTGGATTTTCTCTAGTACCTACCTTAGTTGTAATCTTAAAGAGTTCAGTATCTTCTACACCAATAGTTATATTATTCATTTTACCATAGATTTTGAAAAGTTCATCTAAGGAAAACTTAGTTCCTCTATAAGTTAATAACTTAAATTGAGAACGTAAAAGTGTTTCTTTATCTTTAACTTCTTTAAGAAGTTTTTCTGTATCTATGTTTTCTATTTGGTCTAAGATGTTTAAGTTAGAGGCTAACAAAGCTAAAAGTATTTCATTATTTTTTAGATTGTTTCCTTCACCACTTTTAACTATATCTAAAAGGGTTTCAATGTCTTGAGCATTTTCTAAGTTGTTAATCTTTTCTCTTGATTGACCAATAACAAAAGACAGTAATATAAGAAGTAAAATAATATCTTCATTATACACTGGTTCTTTATCTTCACCTTTACCTAGGTATAACATAGGTTCAGGAAAAGTATTTATGACATATTCTAAAACAAATAGTTGTTCTTCACTTAAAAGATTTTCTTCTAAAAAATACTTAATAGTCAAAGAGTATTCTTTTATTTCATTAAACATATTACCTCTCCTTAAGGTGCTTCAATAATTAAAGTATTGTAGTGTGGAAATTCCCAGAATAATAACTCTAATTCTTCAACATAATCTGGTTCTTCATTTTCATTAAACTTCCATATAAATGCTCTTAGTCCTTGTCTTTTGAAAATACTTCCTACTTCTGAATCTAAAATTGCTTGTTCTAAGTCCCAAGCACTGATAGTTCCACCAATACCTACACCTTTAAGATATTTTTTAATTATATTTTTAAGTTGGGCTTTATCTTCCTCAGTTACTTGTGAAGCTGCTCTTGATACTAACTTAATGTCAAATAGAGATTGATAAATAGAAGTGTTGAATTTGTCTTTGTTAATAAAGATTTCTAAACCAGAGACTTTAAAGTTATCTAGTAAAGTTTGTAAGGCTGTCGTATTTTCTGGTATATCAAAAGAGAGGTCATCACCTTCTACTGCTACATAAACTCCGATTTGTCCTTTATCAAAATGGTTCTCTCCTCTTTTAAAACCACCCTTAGTATCAGCAGTACCATCAATGATTAGACAGTCTATTACATTAGGTAATGCTGTTTGTTTATTAATAATATAATTCTTATAGTCATCTAAAGTAACTAAGGCGTTAGAAGTGTTAAAGAATAGTTTATAACCTTCTCTTACTTCTTCTGCTGTTGCTGGGTCACTACCTCTAACAAAAGTTGTGTTTGATTCTTGGTTGAAAGTAATATTGCCTATCGTAACTCCTTTTGTAGGGAATTTAGTTATAGAACTTCCATCAGTGATAATATACTCAAAGACTAAAGATAGTGTTTCGTTAAAGCCTTGTGGGAATTTAATATAAGTTATCCCTAAAGTATCTACATCTAACTCATATACTTTCTCATCATTACCTCTACCAATAACAGAGTCTACTTCTGTCCACTCAGTAATAGTGCTTCCTGTTGTTTCAAAAAGACGACTTGTTTGATAAGGTGTTTTAGAACCTATTGCTACAGACCTATCAGTAATCCCTTTTGTGTTATTTCCAGCTAAGGTTTCTGTACTAAAAGCGATACTTTCTTTTCTGCCTTGAGCAAAAGGTAGTTCTACTGAGTTCTCATTAATTTCTATACTATCACCTATATAAATCCAGAATGAGTTTTCATCTACTTCTTTAGCTACTGTAAAACGCTCTAAAGGAGTTGAAGTCTCTCCTAATCCATCAATAACATCTAAATAAGCTACGGCAGGTTTATAACTCGGTATTTTATAACCTACTGAGTTAGCAATCCTAACCATAGAAGCTCTTTCTCTAGCAGTAGACATATAACCCTCTAATGTTCTATAGTCTATCATATAGTTTAAGATATCTGTGTGAGCTGCTAATAAATGAAGGATTAGAAATAAAGGGTCTGCTTCAGAAACATTATCCCATTCCCAACCTATTACACTATCTTCACCTTTAATGAAGTCTATTAAGTCTCCTAAAATGCTTTCATAATCTCTTGATGTATATGATAGGTTTTTTAATATTTTATCTTTTAAACTATCCATTTATCTAACCTCTCTCTAATGTTATTGTTCTAGTTTCATTTCCTAGCCCAACTTCTATATCTATAATTATTTTAGAGTTAATATCATCAAAAGACATTTCTAATGAAGTTAAGTTAACTCTTCCGTATGTGTTAAAAAACTTTTTAATATCGTCTGCTATCAAATTAAAGATAGCTCTTCTGTTGCTTAAATATAAATACTTCTCTAAGTCTAATCCCATGTTGTTTCCAAAGAATAAGGAGTGTCTAGGAAAATTAAGAAGTAGTTCTAACTCTCTCACGATAAGGTCAATTCCACTAAGGAGATTAATTTCTTCTTTTTCGTGATTAAATAGTTTTTTGTAATCTGCTCCTACTGCCATAAGTACCTCCTTAATAAAGTGGATTAGGATACTCTCTAAGACTACGCTTACTAGGTAAATTTAAGGGGGTTCCTTGTTGTAGTTTTAAAGGGTCTTTAATTCCATTCATATATGCTATTGCTCTCCAAAGCGAAGCTTTACCATAATATTTGGTGGCAATAACATCTATTCTGTTTTCTGTTACAATTATAGTATCTCTTCCACCAAAAGGAAAGACTACCATATCAGAAGGACTTAAGGTAGCTTTGATTCGCTTACCATCTTCTAAAAGAAGTTCATCTATTCTTTTATAAAATGAATCATCCTCTACTGTATATGGGACTATGTATTGTTCAACTATAGAAGAGTCGTTGTATCTTTTATTTAACTCTTTTGGTATTCTTCTTGACATAAGTTAATGCCTCCTTTACACTGGTTGATTTTCAACATAATAATCTCTGTTGATAGTTGGGTCGCTTGTGAATGTTCCACCTATTCCACTTAACATATCTTTATTCCATTCTGTCATTCCATAATTCGCTCCTCTAGTACGCCAAGCATTTGTTAGTATAATCCCAATAAGGGATATACCACTACCACTTATAGCCAGCCAAGTTATGCGTAATGATAATACGCCTTTCCAGCTACCCATTGACTTGACAACTGCCCAGACACCTTTCCAAAACCTAACCCACCAGTCCCACCAACGCTTAATCATGATTCTATTTCTAAATTGTGAAGTGTAGTATCAACCCAATCAACTACATCTTTATAATCGTTTTGTTGTTGGCGTAAGTTGTTTACTTTTTCTAAAATTTCATTAGTCAATTCACTTGACCCGTTTTCATAAAAACTTAAAATTAAGAAAAAGTGCGTGTAGCGTTTTGCGAATTGATATTTTAAATGATGTGGTAATTTTCCAACACTTTCAAAATAATAATCTTTTATCGTTTTCAAATAAACCTTTTTAATTTTTGAATCATACATTTGGAAATCAACAGTGCTTAAATCGTTGTCATTAGACTTAATCGTTAGTTGATAATTGTAAAGGCTGTGTCTAATTTCAGTGTCAATAAAATTAAGTTTATTTTGGAATTCTTGTGGATTTAAAATTAATATATCAACGGCTTTATTATCGTAGGTGTCTTTAATTTTATGTGCTGTAGTATTTTCAGCAACAACTAAATAATCATAATCGTTAGGGCTATCGGAATAAAGCCGACTACCCACAACGAATATATGAATAACATCTAAATCTTTTATTTTATCTTGTAATAATTGATTAACTCCCATAGCTTTCACCTCCGATTTTAAACTGCAACCGCAGCAACAACGTATTCAAAGTAGTTAAGTGTTGATTGGTCAGCAATAACAATAACGAAGCCCTCATAATAATCACCCGCCGGTCTTAGTTTCCAATAAGAATAGCTCGTTCCATCATCAGCTCTAAGTGCTATATTATTTACTGCATAATTCCAACTACCCCAATCAACAACATATTCTACGTACCATTGGGTGTGTTGCGTCATGAAAGCGTTCATAACATCCATTTCACCGGCACCCTCTGGGACGGTCACACTTAATTTAACATTGGCTTGTTCATAATCTCCGAGTGTTGCTTTATAAAACTCAAAGTTTGGGTAGTTGATATCAAGATACTGAATACCTTGTTTATACTGGCCGTTAATATCTGAAGCAATAAGTAAGTCAAAATTGTAAGGCTCACTTGAAAATTGACCTACAAATTGCCATTGTAATGTTAATGTTTTGGAATATACTACCGTTCCGTTTAGTCTTTCAACAAGTATATCAACATTATTTAATTTATTGCTTGTAATCTCTACTCCGTTTATTTTAATAGCCATAAACTAACCTTCTAACCGCCATACTTTACCAACATATAAAGTATAGTTAGCTGTTGTCCATTGAATTTCGTTGCCACTAAAATAGCCTTCTAAGTATCTTTTGTTTCCAAAGTATATTGTTTGATTTCTATAAGAACAAGTAAAGGTATAGTTTTTTAGTCTATCGCCGTAAAGCCTGCTAATGGTTGTGTGATAGTGTTCTGTTGTGCTTGTTGGTGATATTGTATCATAGTTCATTGTGATTATCACAACTTGAGCTGGTAATGCGTATGAATTACTGTTTAAAGATACTTCGATTGCTAATACATCGCCCCTGTTAATGGTTGTGCCTAAGTTTAGTGAACCTACGGTTGTTCCTGCACCAACGGAAGTTAGGTAAGTTGTTGGGGTTCTATCTCGCAGGAGTTTCCATTGTTGCCCTGAATCAACCTGTTCTACCCATTGACTTCCATCGTGTCTATACAAACTCGCTTTCATAATTGCCTCCTATTATTTTTTTAAAAAGAATAAGTCTCCCGCTTTCATTCCACTTGTTGGTAAAGCCATCCCTACGCCTATAGTTGGTATCGCTGCCATTGCATCATCTGCTAAATCATGAGCTGTTTGGGCTGCGTTATATGCTCCTGCGATTGTTTGAGGGTTGCTAGTGTAATAATTAGTAGTTCCTCTTAATAGTTTAATAGCCTTTGCAAGGGCATTAAACCAACTATTTATACTTAAAACGCTGGAACTAAAAGGCAAATCATCCCAAGACGCAACGTTTTCATTCAACGTAAAGGCTTTTATCTTACTCTGGTCTATATTTCCTTCTAACATTTCGTTAGTTATTGCATCATTCCCAACTCTTAAGGTTGTTCCACTCTTTGCTAAACCAAGACCTGCCTTAACTGTATCTGGCTTTGAGAATGCAACCCATGTGTTTTCTGTCGAGCAATGGTAGATATAGTCGTTATTTGTATTTCCAGACTCAACGAACACTGCACTACCCAAAGCACTATCTGTCTCTAATCTTTGTGGTATTTTAGATGCATTTAATACATATACACCATTTTGTGATGCTGTTGTTTGGTTTTTAATCAAAACTCTATCATTCGCATTAAGTGATACGCCATCTAAAGCATTGAGTGCAGAAGTGATAGTGATATTACTTATTGAAGCAGCCTTAACTGGTTCTCTTGTTGTAAAACCTGAACTTACTTTGTTGTCTACATACTCTCTATTAGCGGCATCGTTTGGTTGTTCTGGCGTTGCTAAGTTTATAATTCTGTTATTTAACATGTTTATCCAACCGTTGCTTACTAACATACCGGCATCAGTGTTTACCTCTAAAGCCCCGTTACCATTTAAAATGATGCTTTCATCTTGTCCGCCAAGAGTGATTGAAGCAAACGTATTATCAGATGCTTTAATAGTTGTTAGCCTAGCTTCTCCACCACTTAGTGTGCCTGTAAATGTAGGGCTGCTCTTTGTTAAGTATGTATCTATTAAACTTGGCAATAATTCAACTGGTATCTCGCCACCGCTGTCTAATTGTACTAAATGCTCTGCAGTGTTAAAATCGTTTAAGTAAGTGTTGATAAGGTTTAATTGTGCTTTCGTTGATACTTGAAGCGTATCTGTTGCGGCTATTTGGTCTGCGGATGTTTCAAAGTAAAATAGTTCCCACCCTGTTTCGCCTCTCTTAAAGTATTGAACTTTATTAGGTGTATATGCCATTGTTATTCATCTCCTTTTTCTATTGGTTTTGCTAGAAATATCTCACCATTATCGTAAACAAGATGTTCTACGGGTGTGTCTATAGGTAGCCTAACGCTTATATCTGCCTCTTTAACTTCTACCTCTTGCATACTTGTTTCATTGACCTTTAAATGATATATTCTTGTTTTGTTTATTATTTCTTGAAGTCTTTCTTCGTCTATTGCTTCTGGTATGTTACTTGAGCCATTGATATACGCCTTGGTATATATCTTCCCAAACTCAATAACGCATATAGGTATCTCCGCCAATACTTCCCTGTCATGCAATAACTTGACTTCTTTAAACTCTTCAATTTGTTTTCCTGTTATCTTATAATTTATTAGTTGTTTCATATTCAATCTCCTATCTGTGGTGTATATACTTCTTCGCTAGTGTCGGGTTCTGTTTGAACTTCTGTGTCACCCTCTGCCTTTGTATAAACTTCATCACTGGTATCTGGTTCTGTTTGAACTTCTGTGTCACCCTCTGCCTTTGT